GTACCGGGCCTCAATCCCATCCAGGTACTGGTGCGCGCCGTCGTCGGCCAACTCGTACCTACCCGAGGGCGCAGCAGGTGCCTGGGGCGCTGCCGCGTGACGCGCGGATTCTTCGGCGACGATCTTTTCAAGCTCGGCCCGGAACTCTGGCCCGGTGAGCGTGTGCTGATTGGAGAGCAGCCTGCGGAGCAGATGCAGCGCAACTTCGCCCAGCCGAGGTGCCTGGGGCGCTGCTGCCAGCGCGGCGGCATACAGAGTCGATGAACGGCGCAGCGGATCTGCTAGCCATGCTTTTTGAGCGGCGCCGAGCATTGCGTCTGTTGGATTCGCGGGCACGAGCCGCCAGTCATCCGGCACGGCCGGGGCAGGGGCTGCAGGCGCTTCCAGGGCGGGCGCTGCCGGGGCGCGGCTCAGGATGTCGGCGATCAAACTGGCGCAGTCGCAGTCTTCGTAGCCGCCGTCCGCCACGGACGCGATCCATTCGCGCGTTGGCGTGGCCGGCACGAGTTGCCAGCCTGCAGGGGCTGCCCCAGCCACAGCGGAAGGCTGCAGGTACACGGTGCGCCAGTGGCCCTCGTTGCCCTGGCGGCACGGCTCCACGTCCTTGAAAAACTGGCCCGTGTGCGTGTTGACGTAGCCGAAGGGCGCCACAGCGGCAGGAGCTGCCCCGGCGTAGAGCGGTTCGGACGTGTAGCCGTTGTCGTCGGGCGTATCGGACAGCCAGGGCTTGATCGTGGGGTCGCTCGGGTCGCTGATGCGGTATCCGGCAATGGGCTGGGCCGGCTCCTCGATCTGGGCCAGGCACTTCGAGTCGCGCGCCGCGGCAAACACGTCCCTGCCGTAGGCCAGCAGTGCCGCACGATCTGCGCCAGTGACGAAGTTCAGGGAGTGGGGCGCCATCAGCGATGTCAGGTGCGTGTCGTCGCCGGGCTGGATCTTTGTTGCAGTCATGAGGCTTCCTTGGTGATGCGCCAGTGGCTGGCAGTGGTGTTGATGACGTGGCCTGCGCGCTGCAGCAGCTGCGGGCACGCGGCATGGGGTGGGGTCGGGGTCATGGGGTGCGTCGTGCTGATCGAGCGATCGACAGCAGCAGGTCTCGGAACTCGGGGGGCGTAGCAGCGGCCTCACGGCTTGGCAATGTCGGCTTGTTCCGGGCCTTGCCGCGTTGGTCGCGGAAACCAACCTGGTGCGTCCCTTTTGGCCGCTCCCAGCAAAGCTCCCTTGGGCGATCGCTCCCCACGTAGTAGAGCCATGTCGCTTTGTTGGCGCGGTGTCCGTACGCGGACTGCCAAACTTCGCAGACCCAGCCGCCAGACCTGCACGCCTGCCATCCGATGCGGGTTGGTTTTGTTAGGCCGTGAAGCTCCCATGCGCGGCTCTTGGCAGGATGCTCAAGCACCCCGCCCCATTGCTGGACGGCTCGCACCGCGGCCATGAAGCAGCCAAGATCGTTGCCAGGGCGGTTGTGTTCTCCGCCCCATCGGGTGTAGTTGACGGCTGCCATGGCTCCCCATCGCTGGCACGGCGGGTGCGCCACTACCGGGTGCGGTCCGTCATAGCGGCGTGCGTCCCGGGGCTCATCCCACGGGTCCACGCCAGGCAGATCGAAATATGCGCCGCCTGTCTCGACGTACAGGGCGGCAACAGGTTGGTGGTCCATGAGGTCTCCAGAAACAGGAAAGCCCTCGCGGCATACCGGGAGGGCTTCGGGGGAGGGGGGTGTCAGGCGCCGGCGGATGGCCTGCGGTCTTTTCTCGGGATGCTCTGATCGGGCGCGTAGATCTCGATCGTGTTGAACAGGGCCCCGCAGCATTTGCACTTGCGGGTTCTGCGCTGCATGATTGCGGCCCCGTCGCCCGGCCGCGTTTCTGTGACCTGGGTGTCAGCTCCGCATTCGACGCACTTGGGCTTGTTGCTTACGCGGCCTTCTTGAGCTTCTGTTGCTTCGGCAAAAGCCATACGCGGCCTCTTTGATCTGTGTGATAGCGGGCCATGGAGCGGACTTCGAATTGGCCGTCCTGCTTATTGACCTCCAGCCACTTGCGCAGCGCCTGGGACAACGGGGCAGCTTCCTTCGGCTCGCACTTGATGCACTGCCCAGGCTTCATGCGCGCGAAGATCTCGCTGTACTTGCCCTCCGGGGCGGCGCGCGCCCCCGTGTAAGCGTCGTCGCTGATCTGGAGCATCTCCGGGTCAACGTGGCGCATGGACGCGTTCTTGCGTCGGGCGGCGGTGGGGAATGGGGACGGGTTCGGCATTACTGCTCCTGAAACGAAAAACCCGGCGTGTTGCCGGGCTTGGTGTTGATGTGGGTCTGACTTCTCAGCTCCCTCTCCATCGCATGAACTTCCTTGTGGTGCTTGTCGCAAAGCCAGACTACGTCCAGCGGACGGCTGTAGTCCGGGTGGTGGGCCTGGGCTACATCGCCGCATACCCAGCATGGCTGCCTAAGCAGCTCGCCAGTCTTGATGGCATAGGCCACCTTCCCGTGAGCTATCAATTTCAGCCGATGCTTTGCTCTGTATCGTTCTTGTGCTCTCTGCCGGGCCGCCTTGCCTTTGTCTGTGGCAAGGTACTTTCTGTTCAAGGCCCTGCAGTTTTCTGGGTTGGTCCTGTTTTTCATCGACTAGAACGGAATATCAGAGTCTAGGTCGTCAAATCCAGATGCGGCGCGCGGCGCGGGTGCTGGGGCAGGCCGAGGCGCTGGTGCCGGAGCGGGCGCGCTTGCCTGGCCTTCCTGGCGGCTGCCGAGCTCGACATCCAGCACGCGCGCCACGAGCTTGTGGCCCTGCGTCCCGTCCTGGCGGCTGAACATCTGGATATGCATCTCGTCCAGCGTGAAGCAGTGCAGGGAACCTTTGAGCAGGAAGGGTGCCAGCGTTTCGGCGCGCTTGCCCCACATCGTGGCGTCTATCCACTGTGTTTGCCGCTTGCCGTCCTGGCCGGCCTTTCCGTAGTTGTAGGCCAGCGAAATGCTAGCGACGGGCGTGCCGTCTTGAAGGGTGCGCAGCTCTGCGTCGCGGCCGACGCGGTAGTTTCCGATTTGCTTGGGCATGTGGTTCCTTATTCGGCCAGAGCGGCGCGCAGAGTCTTTTCGTAGTTCTGGACGAGACGAGCGAAAGCCATCAGGTCGGCTTCCAGTTGCTCTATCGCGTCCTCGTCGCGCGTTATGCGCTTGATGGTCATGTGGCCCAGGTCGGGCACCCAGAGCACGAGGTCCACCCACTGGCGGCCAAGCAGCCAGAGATAGCCCAGGCACTGGTCCATGTACGCGGACAGGTCGCCGTCGGCAACTGCCGTGAACAAGGTGTCACTGCTTACCATGGTCTTGATCTCAAGCACTCCGTCGTCATCGATCAAGCCGTCCGGGCTGAGCCCGTAGAAACCGTCTTCCGTGGTGAAGAAGCCGACTTCCTCAACAAGATTCCCGGTGTGGCGCTCATATGCCAAGCGCGCCAGAGGCTCTTGCTCGGTGCCCGTGCGCATCGCGGCGTTCTGAAACTTCGCCGGAGCGCGACCGCCGACCCGCTCGCGGGCGGTGTCCATCGCATACGCCACGCACGCCTTGGAGGGCTGACCCCCTTTCAGCTTGTCGCGACAGTCCTTGAAGCGCGAGCCGGTGATACAGCCCTTGCGAGCCGCCAGCCAGGCCTCGCTGCCTTGCTCATGGTCATGATGGATCATGCTGTCTTGCCTTTCGCGTCAGCGTCCTTGGCTGCTTTCTTCAGGGCGTAGCTTTCCGGCTCCAGCGCGGCGCGCGCTTCCGGCGAGAGAGACTTGATGTGCGCGCTCAGTTCTGCCCAGCCGTTCATTGCGGCCTCGCGCGCTGGCGCCAAGATTTCGAGGGGGACAGCGGCCGGCTTCGAGTTGCCATCCGTGTCGTCGCCGCCTTCTGCCACGCCGCAAATGGCCTTCAGGGTGTAGCGCTCCAGGTAGGACTTCGTGCTGGCCCTGGCCTGGAGCTGATTTTTGGCGCCGCCAGTGTCTGGAGGGCCGCCCATGCTGACTGTCTCGCAATGGCCGCCCACGTGCTTCAGGGTGCAAGTGACCTCCAGCCAGTCCTTCTCGTCGCGCGTCAGCTTCCACGAGGTACTGAGCCCGTGCTTGGACAGGGCCGGCGTGACCGCATCAACAACGTCGTGCAGCTCGGCGTACTCCTTGCCACGCAGAGGGCCATCGGTGACCTTGCGACCCTTGACGATGCGAACGGCTTCCGCCTTGAATGCGGCGAACGCCACGTTGTAGGCCTTCTCAGCCTCGCGCTGCTCCCAGCGGTCATGCAGATCCATCATCTTGCCGATCTCGTCGGTGCTGATGCCCTGAGCGCGAGCGGCCAGCCACACACCGGCGGGCGAGTTGGCGGCCAGCATTCCGCCTTGCTGAACCGCCGGCACGGCCTGTTGCTGCACCGGCACGTCGATGAGCGTCATTTCTTCGGTTGCTGTTTGCATATCGATTTCTCAGTAGGTGATGGAGACGGCCGGAATGGCCTTCTTTGCGATCAGCGTGATGGCCTGTTTCGCGCATTCCTCGGTCATGCCCCCGGCAACGAAAGCGGCCAGCGCGGCGCGGTTGACGGCAGCCTTGTGGGCCTTGTCGGCTTCGCGGCGCTTTGCCTCGGCGGCTTCTGCGGCCTGCTGCTGGGCGACGCGGCGCTGTTCGGCTGCTACGGCTTCGGCGGCGCGGCGTTCGGCGTCCGCCTTGGCCTGCTGCTCGCGTTGCACGGCCTCTGCCTTCTCGCGCTCGGCGCGCTCTGCCGACAGCTTCAGTTCCAGTTCGCGCTTGTCGGCTGCGGCCTTGGCCTCCGCCTCGCGCTGGATCACCGCTTCGCGCTCGGCCTGGGCGCGGGCTTCGGCCTCACGCTGGGCGCGCTCTGCGGCCTCGCGGGCGATGCGCTCCTCGCGCTCCTTCTGCTCGCGGGCAGCGGCCTCGGCGCGCAGCCGGGCCAGCTCAGCCTGCTCTGCCTCATACTTCTCGCGCGTCTCCAGCGCCGCAGACAGACCCTCCAGTGCCTTGGCCTTCGCTCGATGGGCCTCGGCCTCGTATTCCTCGAAAGCCGCATCAATGACCTGTGCGTTCAGCGACGCGATTTGCTCCCGCAGAGTCCCGGAGGTCAGGTTCTCGGCACCCTGGACCGACTGCTGCATAAGCTCGATAGCGAGACGGTGCTTTTGCTGCCGAGCCTCTTCCGCTTCCTCCCACTCGGTCAGCGGCCGGCGGACCTCATCCGCCAAGCTGTCCAGCGCGTCCCGCATACGCTTGCGCTCGGCGTCGATCTTCTTCGGGACTTCCTTCATGTCATCGACCAGCTGTTTGCCCAGCCCGTCCAGCGCCGTTTTGGACTTGCGCACCTTGAAGGCAATGCTTGCGATGTGATCGCGGCCTTTCTTCGTTGACGTGTCAGGAGCGTGGCTCAAAGCCTCCTTGCGGATCAGATCGATGTACGGATCAAGCCCTGACGGTGCGCTGTAGACCTGCAGCGCGGTTTCTTGGGGCGGCAGTAGCGCCAAATCGGTGTTTGTGTTCATGGTGATCTCGGTTGCGCTCAGAAGGCGCCGGAGTTGATGAGGTGTGGTGCTGCGGCGAGCAGTAGGGCTACTGCTGCGAAGAGCGACCAGAGGAATGCGTAGAGCAGGTAGTTCATGCTCGACCTTCTTTCTTCTTGATGAAGGCGATCACATCGCCACGCATCACGCGCCCCTCGTACTGGTACTTCTTCCTGCTGGGCCAGTAGTCGAGGCGCCTGCCTGCAACCATTCGGGACCAGTGGTAGTCCGTGTGGATGCTCCAGCCGCCGTCGTTCTCCTCGTTGGCCTGCTTCATGAAGCGCGCGCGGTCTTCATCGAACTTCGATTTCTTGTGCTCCTTGAGGGCATCCCAGATTTCGTCTCGCTCGCTCATGGCTTCGCTCCTTTCACCAAGGCCAGGGCCGCGCGGGCGGCGATCAGCCGCTTTCGGTCCTCGGTGCGCTCGTCGCGCGAAAGCGACGTGCCAGCTCGGCAGTAGGCTTCATCCAGGCCGGCCAGAGCCGCTACCAGCGCATTCCGCTGCTCCACCAGTTGGCGCGGCGTCAGGCCGGTTTCGTGGTGGACCGTGCCAGCCTCGGCGATCAGAGCAGCGTTGGCTTGCATGTCTTGGTGCTTGCAAGCCACGAATGGCAGGCTCTTGACGCCATCCGCCTCGATCATCCAAACCTCGCACCAGCCTGCTTCATCAATCCCTCCCTCTACGGCCTTTAACCAATTGCCGTGTATCCAAGGCCCCGGCGTGGGCTTGCTTGCATCGCTCATGGAATCTCCTTGTGGCAGGTGTGACTGCCGTTTTCAAAAACAGGGGTGAGGCCCTCGCAGGCCCGTGCTGCTGCGCGCGCAATGCGCTGCTCCTGCGCCGTGGGCTGTGGATCCTGTGCGCCAGCCTGGCTGCAGCCGGCCATGGCGGCGAGCAGCAGCACGACCGGCACCAGGGCGACCATGAAAAAAGCCCGCTGGCGGGCGGGCTTCTTGCGGCGGGGCAGGCGTTGGAGTTGGATGGGCGGGGTCATTCTTCGAGACTCCTCAGAAGTCGCGCCGCGCGGGCTTTCTTGCGGGGTGAGTGCGACTGGCGCAAACGCAGGATGCGCCGGGCCATATCGTGCATTGCTTTCTGCCCGTTGCCGGGGCCGTTGTCGCCCCAGCCGCAGAGCAGGTAATAGCCCCAGTCGCAGCAATTCACCGCCACAGGCACGTATCCAACCCCCACATCGACGTACTCGTAGGGGTCTAGCTTGCAGAATGGGCAGGTGCTCATGGGGACTCCTTGGCGGCTACGATCGCAGCAGGTGCTGCTGCACACGGGCCGTCATGGCCGGGCGTGCGGCTGCAGTTCCAGCCGGCAGGCGGCTTGTCACAGGAGGCGGGCGCGGCCTTGTCTGCCATCAGGCGGATTTCCTCGGCCAGCTCATCAAGGGTGTTGAAGTACTCCTGATTCGACTCGCTCATCTCGACCGCACCAGTGTCTGGGTCGTAGCTGCCGCGCTCGTCAAGATGCGCCTGGGCCTTTGCTTGGATGTGCGCAGCGGCAGCCAGCAGGCCGACATGCGCCGAGGGAGCAGCAGCCGCTGGCGTGCAGTCCGGACAAGGCTCGGCCGTCAGGATGTTGCCCACTGCACCATGGCCGCTGCAGGTCCGGCATTTCTCCCCCGGCGCCGCAGGCAGCGGCATCCAGTGCGTGATGAGCCCGGCGCCAATGCCGCCATACATGCTCCAATCGGCCCAAGGCTTTCCAGCCCCGTTCCCCCTGGCAAAGTCGCATGTCGCCACGTGATGGCCGTCGGTGACAAGGTATGTGTTGCTCTCGAAAGTCACGCTTGCATCGGGCTCCATCGGAGCCTTTGCGACAGGTTGCCAGTTCATGGTGTGTCCTCAGATAGCGTCAGCGCTGAACTCCAGCGCCTGGGGTTGGGTTGCGAGTGCTGCGCGGACCAGCTCGGGCGGCATCGGCTCTGCGAACTGGCGCTGCAGCGCGGCTTCGAGCGTTGCGCAGCGGGCCTCAAGCTCCATCAGCCGGAACTCGGCCAGGGCAGGGTGGCGGGCAACGGTTGCGGCGTCAGGCAGCATTGCGGGCCTCCTGCATGTCGCGGCGGGCGCACTGTTCGGCGAAGTCGCGCAGCCAGTCATCAATGGCACTGCAGATAGCCATGTAGTGGCCAGCGCTGGCGATCTTCTTGGCCGTAGAGAACGGAGCCTTGTGCAGCGCCTCTTCCACGAACTCAGGTGCGAACGGCGGGCCGTAGTGCTCTCGGGTGTAGGCATCAAGAGCAGCGTCCTCGGCGTCGTACTCGCCATGCTGGTGAGCGTAGGCATCAGCGTCCTGGCTGGCGAGGCATGGGGGGCGGGCGTTCATGGCGTGCTCCCGGTGGCCTTGGCAATGGCGGCGCGAGCCTGCTTTTCAGGATCTGACAGCGGGTATCCCGGGGGCTTCAGCCGCTCGTATGCGTCGGCCAGCCTTTCGAGCGCCTTCAGCAGTTCCGGAGCGGTTGCGACCATGCAGGCAATGGCCCGGGTGTCAGGCTCGAGCTCGTCGTGCTCGGCATGGGCCACGACCAAGGCAACCACCTTGCCGGTGCGCTCGTCCTGGATGGCCTGATAGCACGACTGCCCAAAGCCGGCGTGCGTGGCGCTCCAGCGCTGGTTGTCGGATGTGCGGCGCCACGGGCCTGTGATGTGCTTGTCTTGCATGAAGCCTCCTTGCGGCCCGCAGGCCAGAAACGAAAAAGGCCCTGCATTGCAGAGCCTGGGTGGAAAGAGCCGGCGCCTTTCGGCACGCCTGGGGAGTCATGGAGGGTTGGAGATAGTCCCCCAGGGCCCGGCTGGAAAGAGAGAGCCGCGTGGTGCGCGCAAATCGCTTGCATCCATCTCCTGTGCGCGCGCGGCTGGAAACCATCACAACTGCAACCGGCAGAGCTGCAGCACTATCCCGAGGGACCCAGTTGCAGATGTGATGGCCCTGGGCTTGCCAGGGCGGGGGATCAGTCGAGCCAGGAGAACGGAATCCACCATCTCTCATGGGTGTCCAGCCAGACGCACAGCAGCGACTGGCCGTCCGACTCGCCTCCCAGGCTGTATGGCCGGTCCTTCGCAATCTCGCGCAGGAAGTAGCAGCCCGGTCTTGCGTATCTCATCTCTCATCTCCTTGTGTGCCCCGGCGCGGAGCCGGGGGAGGGTGGTCAGGCAGAGGCCTTGTCCAGAGCAGCGCGGCGCTTCTCGATGTTGGCCTGCTTCTTGTCCAGGGCGGCTTGCTGCTTGTCGAGCATCTCGCGGCCTCGTGCAATCGCAGCAGCCTGGTCGCGGCCGATGCTGTTGACGTTGTAGGCCTTGCCGCCTTCATCACGGTGCCAGTCGTCGTAGAAGGGTGCCTGCTTGACGAACGTCTTCTCGACGGGCTTGAAGGCCGGCGTCAGCACCCAGCCTTTGTACGGAAACTTCACTTTTGCCATGTCTGCTCCTGTTGAAAAAACGAAGCGCACTCGGCTGAATGCGCTTGGGTCTTTCCCCTGATGTCGTTCAGGGTGGACGGCTGGCATCTCCCCGAACTCCAACCCTGTCGAATTCGACGGAATTGGCGGGCTCCAGCACGCGTTTTTGATCTAGCCCCAGCTGGGCCCGGCTCGCGAGTGTTGGTTCTCGCGCCACCTGTCTTTTGCTTCTGCCGACAGATCACAGGGGCAGGGCCTTGCGGCCTGTTCATCCTTCTGGTCTGGTGTGATTTGGGGAGACAGCCTGGGCTACCTTCACCGCTATGTGTTTGCGCTCCTGTCTGGGCAAGCGCTATGCCCTCGTGTCAGCGCATCTTTGACAGAACCGGGTACTAGCCGGCCAGATCCAGTCATGCAGGCCGCCTCTCCAAATCACACCAGGAGAGCTACAGAGAGATGCGGGCCGGTGCTGATCCCCGGCTTCACATGTACCGTCGCATGTCGGAAGAGCCGACCTACCCTCTGCGGATGCGTACCCACGCCCTAGCACCATTCGGATCGCGCCAGGATTGAGCGTCCATGCGTACACCCATGCCCGTCAGCCCGGGCCTTCCGCATCTCTCTGTAGCCCTCTGTTGTTAAAGACCAGTCAGCGCCCGGCCGATCCCGTGACACCCTCCGCAGCCGCCCTGGGGCGTTTGTTGCTGCGATGGGATGTACTTTGCCACAAGAAAAACTAGCACGCAAGTAAAACTAGCGGAGGCGCACAAAAAAATCCAACGTGCTGCTTTTTCTTCGCTGGGGCGCAGACGCAAAAAAGCCCCGTCGCGCGGGGCTTGTGTTGGGGTGGGGCGACTCGGTTGGCCGATGGCGCCGGGGTGGTGCCTACCAATCGCTGGGCTTGTGGATGGATGTTCCTGGGATAGTGTCTGGAAACTGCGAAGAGGATAGGGCTGAGGTGCTCACGGCCCTGATGAAGTTTGAAGCCTTGATCAGCTCTTTGGACATCGACCGCTTTCCCGGAGCGATGACGCCAACAACTTTTTTTGGATGGTGGTTTCTGACAAGCCGTATGGACTCTGCCAGATCGCTGTCGCCAGAGATCACTATCGCGCAGTCAAACTTGTCCAGCCAAGCGTCGTTCAGAAGATGCACCGCTAGGTTCACGTCGGAGCCTTTTTCTGTGGTCTCCAGCACTCTTGCATGCTTCGCTCCGTTGATCGGCGTGACTAGGCGCTTGGTCACCTCGTAAGTCCGGAACAGTCCTTTGATGACCTGCGTCTCTGGGCACACATGCCTGAGGGCGCGCAAGTAGGCCTGCTGATGGTGGGGCTTGTCTGGATCTGCTGGGGTTCCCGACACAAAGGCGGTGAAGTACTTGATTGTGTCGATCTGGTTGTGAGGATCCAGCAAGTGCTCGCACATGGCGCGGATGTTGAGCCACTTGTAGGGCGTCCCCTTGAGGGCGCCAAAGTAGAGATTAAAGCCATCTACGTACACGCTTGTACGGTAAGTCATCAACTCTCCCCACAAAAAGCAAGGGCCCCAGAAGGGGCCCCGCAGCCCATGTCTAAGACATGGGGGTTGTAGCCTCGTATTTTACACAAAATCCTTGCCGACTCAAGACCCGTCTGCAAGCATCCCCCGGACGCGCGCCGCGCCCCGACGTGTTGACGCCAGCTACTCGCGGCCCAGCTCGGCCAGCGCGTCCTGCAGCGTCTTGATGAGCCGCTCAACGTCCTCTGGCGGCATCTCGATCCAGGCGGTGGAGACGGGCAGGCCGGCCGATGTCTTGGCCGTGTGCTTGAGCCCGATGAGCGTCTTCCCGCCATCGACGCGGGTGCGGACGCTGGTGAACTGGAGAAGGGGTGCAGGAGTCATGGCGCCATCGTGGCATGAAAAAGCCCGCTCGTGGCGGGCGCTTTTATTGCAATCGATTGCAAATATTTGAGGCCTCTATTCTTTTTCGAGATTAGCCAACACCTCTTCGGCCTCGGCTTCTGCCTGAGCTTCCGCGCGGGCCTGTTGCTCGGCGGTCTGTCTTACCACTTTAGATATTTCTTGAAGTGGGCGCGGGTCGATTTCAATTACACGATCGCTATGCTCGTACATGGAATCTTTTACACGATGCCCCAGGTGTACCAAATACAGCTGAGTTCCCTCGCGACGCGCAAATTTCATGCATGGAACAAAGTCGCTATCACCAGTGACCAGCACGATGATCTGTACTTGCTTCTTCAAGGATAACGCTGCGATGTCCATGCCAATCCGCATGTCCACGCCTTTTTGCGTGATTGCCGGCTTCAGATCTTCTGCAGAAATCGTCAGCTGTTTTCCTTGGGCCCTGTCCAGCCTCCTGTTGTTGACAGTCCAGCCGTTGAAGCTGAGCTCCCCGAGGCGCACAGCGAACATGGGCAGCCTGCTGAGCAGCGAAAACAATTTTTTGGAGCGCCCTACAATTTCTTGCTTGCCGAACTCAAGGCTTCCCCCCTCCAGCGGCTTTTCCGCTGAAGCTTCAAGAGGCATGGAGTCGTAGTAGTAGACGCGATGCAGCCTGATAGCCTCGAGCTCTGGAGACCCTGCGATGCGCTTGACGAGCTCATCGAAGGTTTCTGCGGTGGCTGGATTGGGGGCTGTGCCTAACTTCCGCTTGGCGAAGCCGCCATCAATGAGGACAGCGTAGCAAGTGTTCATGTCTCGCAAAAAAAATTGGCCGCCGAACAGGTCGAAGGTCGAAGCCTTCTGTTACATGTCACCTGTGGGCAGCCGTTTTTATGTGTGGCGAATCTTAGCTACAAAATTCTGTGGACAGTGTGGATAACTGAAATTTAAGCCATTTTTTTGTGTGGTGAACAGGGAGGCCCAAGTCTGCACGTGCCAACTTGGTCAACGTCCTTCAGTCTAGGAGTTTGACTAGTTCAGTCTAGATGAGTTCCCAGTGAGGCGGTCATCTCAGCGCGGCATCCTACAGCTGCACTCCTAGTCCACACACATCTGCATGAACCCCCCACCACCCTACAACCTCGCGGCGTCGGCCTTGCGCTCAGCGCACAGAGACGTAGGTGACCAGGCCGTGCTGCACATGCACCAAGAGCCCCGAACGCCAGCGCATCTTTTCCACTTCAAAGTCTGCCGTTTCGACGTTGGCAGGCTGGCCGCAGCGGTGCAGGACTACGCCCTTGCTCATGCCCACTTGGATGTCCTTGCCACAGGCCTTGACCAAGGCGTCCTCTGTGGCGGTTATTGCGCGCTCCATCGACGCCACGAACATCGGGTACTGAGAGCGAGCCACGATCAACGGCATGTTGCCCACAGAGTCGAGGTTCACGAAGGTCTCGGACAGGCTCATGGACATCTTCTTCTGGAAGGTCACACCGCTCACAGTCGAGCCAGTCACGATGTGATAGTTCGCGGCCACCAGTACCAGGGCAGCCACAGCAATAGCACCAGTCGCAATCAAAGCCTTCTTCATCCTTCTCTCCTAATTTTCAGAGCTTTGTGCACATCCAAAGTGCACGCCCCTGTATCAGCGCCTCGCACTTTCCATCAATGACAATGTTGGGGTGGAGCTTTCTGTCAGCATTGTCAGAAACAGCATTCCATACTCCATCTATTTTCTGGAATCGCTTAACCAACATTTCGCCATCCCAAGAAAATGCGTAAATGCATCCTTGCCTAGGATCTTTATCGGCCCTGTTGAGTAGCAATATGGACCCATCGCTAATTGACGGCTCCATCGAAGTCCCTTTAACCGAGACGATTGCCGCATTCTCTGGGCTAACTCCAGCAGATTTCAAGAAATCTCGGCGGAAGTGAAGTACACCCATCTTCTCAACGATGTCGTTGACGCGGCCCGGACCAGCGCCAACCTCTACGCTAAGCCTGGCTACCTCAACGAACTCTGACGAATCGGCGTCTGACGTCTCCCCCAGTAGAGACGCAACCGTCATGCCGAAGAGCCGCGCGACTATCTCCAGCCGCTTGCGCTTCGGAGCGGTTCCGCCTTCCTTCTCCCATTGCTGAACCGTTTGCCACGCCAGCGGCTTGGCGGCGCGCTCTTCCTCGGCAACCTTCTTGGCGAGCAGCTCCATGGACCAGCCCCTGGCCTCGCGCTCCCGCTTGATCGTTGTGTGAATCGACATCTTGACAAGTATTCCTTGTGAGGGCTTGCGGGTCTATACAAGATCAGCTAGCATTGCTAGTAAATCTTGTAGAGGCCAACGCATGACCACAGCAACCACCGAAGACGACAAGGCATCCATGAAGGATGTCGCCATCAAGGCGATCAAGCTCCTTGGCGGGCCTGTTGAGGCTCAGCGCAAGGTCCAGGCACCCACCTACCAATCGGTCCAGAGCTGGGCTTCCAACGGCGTCCCGCCCCGGTACTGCATCCGCGTCAGTGAGCTGACCGGAATCCGCCTGGATGAGCTTCGCCCCAATGACTGGGATCGCTACTGGATCGCTCCATCTGCCGCCCAGCCCAAGGAGGCCAGCAATGTTTGAGCCACACAAGTCTTTCGTGATCGATCTGTGCAAGGCGATGGGCCTGAGTACGGACCACCTGGTGTCGTTCCGCATCTCCCAAGGTGAGGACGGAACACTCATCCCGCGCGTCCGGGCCGAGTACGTGATGCCGCATGAGTTCGGCGAGCCTGCCCAGAGGGTTCTGCGCGAGTTCTCCCTGGTGGCTACTCCGGTTTCGTCCCAGGTAGTCGGGACCGTGGATAGATCTGTGTCCCTGTCAACGCTATTTGAAACGACCCATCGGGTAGTTGATTCACGGGACCCTGCCCACATCGAAGGGAGCGCTGATCGTCCATCCACTGAGACCAGCCCTCTGAAAACAACTGGCGAATTTCGGTCTGAGTGACCGCAACCCTGTACTCGTTGCCCTCCATGTCGAACATCAAAACCGTCCCGCGCTGCGTTACGCGCCTCTCTGTATTGCTCATGGCCGAGGCCCTTTCTGTGAATGGTGTGTGGAATCTTCATTCTAGAGAGGCGTCCTCGGCCGCCCTGCCCAAGGAGCAGGCCCATGGCTGAGCCGCAATACCGATTCGGTGGACCCATCCCCGAGGGCGCGCGCCGGCTGAAGGAGCGCCGCGAGGCCAGGGAGCAAGACGCTCTCTGGCGCGAGGTTGATGCGCGGCGCAGCCTCGGCCATTCGCCACCTATCCATGGCTGCGATGGTTGCGCTCGATACCAGTTCCTGGAATCGGATACGGCTACGGCTGTGTGTTCTCGGGGTGCTTCGTGCACATCTGGGCCAGATGGTCGCGTGCCTTCTGAAGGATCAGTAGCTCCAGTTGCGCCAGTGTGCGGCCGCGCTCTTTCGGGATCTCCACGGTGAGCCGCAAGTTCTGCGGGCCGCTGGTGTCCGGTATTTCCAACGTGCACAGCAATGTGCCCGTGTTCGCATTTTCGACCGTAAGTCGTGTGTGCATGTCCGCCCTCCTTGGCGCTGGTTGTGTCGGAACTTCCAGCATAGCCCAGCGAGTGGCGGGCACCTTTTCCTGAATTCAACCCAACAAGAACTGCCTGGAGGGCAACAAAACCATGTCGTACAGCAACCGCCGCCTCATCCGTAAGCCCCACGCACTCCTGCGCCTCAATGAAGAAGAGATGCGCGAATTCGAATGGCTGGTCCAAGAAGAGGGCGGCGGCGCGCCGGCCGAGATTTATCGCAATGCGCTGCTGGAGCTGATTCGTGAGCGTCGTCATGCGGCAAATCCTATGTCCGCAAAGCGTGTTGACAGCAATGCATTCACCCGCCTGGCCGCCGTCTAGGCCAGCCCCAAACCCCACGGAGACCACATGCAGCCACCGCCGCACACAGAGGACCGCATAGACCTCGAAGGCTTTGCAGAAGAAGACATTGCAGCTATCGAAACTGTAGCTGCAGAGCGCGGCATCTCGTTTGACGAGGCAGTCAAACAGCTGCTGCTGGAAGACATCAAGAAGCGCCGCGAGAAGGCCAAGAAGGGCGTCATCGCGCGCCTGTTCGGTTTCCCCCGCGTGAATAAACGGTAACCCCAGAGTAACTGCAAAGCAGCAATCCCATGAAGCCCACCGCATTCCACATCCCCAGCAAGTCCGTGATGGCCGGAGCCAAGCCGTACAAGCCGGCCGCGCTGACTCCCTGCAATTACTTCCGCGTTGTCGGCCGGCCCATCAGCCAGGCAGAGAACGACCGTCGCAGCGCAATGCGCAAGGCATCGATATGAGGAGGGCAAACAAAAAAGCCTGCGGCTGTTAGGCGGCAGGCGATCTTTGTGTCTGGTCTCGGCGGCAACCGGGATTCAGACGGACTTCAAAAGTACATGCGCATTTTATGGCCTCACCCGGCCAGCGCACAAGAGGATTACATGGCTCGCGCACGGAACATCAAACCCGGCCTATTCAAGAACGAGATTCTTGGCGTCGCCGACCCCATCTACACGCTCCTGTTCGAGGGGCTGTGGGTTCTCGCTGACCGAGAAGGTCGGTTGGAGGACCGTCCACTTCGGATCAAGGCCGAAGTTTTTCCGTATCGAGACGGAGTCAATGTCGATGAGATGCTGTCCTGGCTCCAGGCCAACGGCTTCATCATGCGGGAGCCTTCTGGCTCGATTCTGATCGTCAAACGCCATCAGTGGTACGACGAGAAGACCCCTGCACAAGTCAATGCAGAGGCCGCCGCCCGCCGTGCGCGCCGTCGCAAGGCCATGCCGGCATGGGCTCACGCAGGAGAGATCAAGGCCGTCTACGAGGCCGCGCGCCTGGCAACACAAGAGACCGGGCAAGAGCATCACGTTGATCACATCGTGCCCCTCGCTGGCGCGCTGGTGTGTGGCCTGCACGTCGCTGCGAACCTGCAGGTGATTCCTGCGGCTGGCAACCTGAAGAAGTCCAACAAGTTCGAGGTGAGCCATGGCTAGGTCTCGAAACATCAAGCCCGGCTTCTTCACGAACGAAGACCTCGTGGAACTCAACTTCGGCACGCGTCTGCTGTTCGCTGGCCTGTGGACTCTGGCCGACCGCGAAGGCCGCCTTGAGGACCGCCCGAAGAAGATCAAGATCGGAGTCTTTCCGGCTGACAACGTCGATGTTGAAGCCATGCTCCAGGAGCTGCACGAGGCAAAGTTCGTTGTGCGCTACGAGGTTGACGGTTCGCGCTACGTGCAAATAGCCAACTGGAGCAAGCACCAAAACCCACACCACACCGAGAAGGCCTCGGAGATTCCTGGCATAGACGGTGTCGTAACGGTTAAAGACGGAGGCAAGGCCGGTGGAAATCCTGCTGATTCTCTGATTCCTGATTCCCTCTCTTCTGATTCCTTGAAACCGGCGGACAAGCCCGCCACGACGGCCAAGCCGTCTCGTTCCTCTGCCGGACAGAAGACCTTGAAGGCCTACCTGGCCGAGTGCGAGGAGCAGGGCGTGAAGCCGGTTCCTGATGACCATGCGATCCGCACGTTCATGGCCAAAGCTGGGATCTGCGACGAGATGCAGCAACTGGCCTGGATGCGGTTCCGCGAGGAGCACACGACCGGCACGCGCAAGGACAAGCGCCAGAAGGACTGGCCTGCGACGTTCGCGAACTCGGTGAAGGATCGCTGGTACAGGCTCTGGTTCATCCAGGCCAACGGGCCTGCGCAGTGGACGACCGAAGGCCTGCAGGCCAAGCGCGTGGCCGACGCTGCCAACGAAGACCAGCAGGAGGCGGCATGAACGCTATCGACCTGCCTGAGTACGAGTTGCTATTCTCGAACGAGGCCGAGTGCGCGGTGCTGGGCGCGATCCTGTGCAACGGCGCCGAGGCCTACGACGCAGCCGCCGGCATCATCACCGCCGAGTCGTTCTGCGTGCCGTTGCATCGCCTGGTTTGGGAAGCCGCCCAGAAGCTGATCCTGGCCGGCAAGTTCGTGGACCCGGTGGCTGTGATGGAGCACCTGCGCGGCCATGAAGTGGATCTGGTCGAGGTCAACGACATCGCGCAGAGTTACTCCGCAGTGCGCGCGGTCCCCGGCCATGCCGAGATCATCGCCAACTACGCCAAGCAGCGCGCGCTGCGCACCGCGGCGTTCCAGGTGTCGGGCTTCGTGTCCGACGAGACGCTGGCTATCGAGCAGCGCGTGGGCCAGTCCGTCGCTGCGCTGGAGAGCGTGCTGGCTGACCGCATTGGCGGTGACCCGCTGCCGGTGTCTGCGTTCGCCGCCGAGTTCATCGACCGCCTGGTGGGCCGTGCCGATGGCGAGACCAAGGCCGGACGGCCCACCGGTATCCCGTACCTGGACCGGATGATGCCGAACGGCCTGGGCGATGGAAAGCTGGTGGTGATCGCCGCGCGCCCGTCCGTTGGCAAGTCCAGCCTGGCACAGCAGATCGCCTGCTTCCACGCCTCCGAGGGCTATCCAGCCGCATTCCTCGGCATGGAGATGGAGAACTACGAGGTGGTGGACCGCACGGTAGCCAACAAGGGCCGCGTGCCCCTGGACGGGATCGTCACCGGCAAGCTGTCCGACGACGAGTGGACGCGCATCACCGAGGCGCTGGAGTCCATCCGCAACCTGCCGCTCTATCTCTACGACGTGCCCGGCCTGACGCTGCACGAAGTGGTCTCCAAGGCCCGCTTCCTGGTGCGCAAGTACGGCATCAAGACGCTGGTGGTGGACTACCTGCAGCTGATGCTGGGCACCGACCAGAAGAAGGACCGCCGCTTCCAGCTGGAAGAGATCACCCGTGGCCTGAAGCGCGCCGCCAAGCAGCTGGGCATCACCGTGATCCTGCTGTCCCAGCTCAACCGCGATGTGGAGAAGCGGACGAACCCGCGCCCGCAGATGTCGGACCTCAAGGAATGCGGCGCCATCGAGGAAGACGCGGACGTGGTGCTGACGCTGTGGGACCACGTCAAGGGCGTCGATGGCCAGCCGTCCATCAAGGGCGCCGCTCTGCTGAAGAACCGAGGCGGCTCCAAGGGCGAAGTCGCGCTGCACTTCGAGGGCCAGTACCAGCGCTGGACCGAATCCACTGCCTCCCTCTCCGCTCCGGCCAAGGCCGAGACCGAATCGAAATCCCGCTACTCGAAGGACTGGTGAAATGAACGCACTGCAAAACATCGCGCCCGCGCTGACCATGAGCAGCCGGGAGATCGCTGAACTGACCAGCAAGGATCTGGGCCACGTCAACCGCGACATCCGCGCCATGCTGGACTCTCTTGGAGATGATCCAGAACTGGAGCATGTCCGCGAGGACAAGGATGCGCGAGGGTACACCGTCGCATTTCATCTTGGCCGCGAGCTGACCTACACCCTGTTGGCCGGCTACAGCACGCAGCTGCGCCGCCGCGTGATCGCGCGCTGGCAGGAGCTGGAGGCCGCCCAGGCAAAGACGCCGGCCGAGCTGTCCCGCATGGACATCCTCCGCCTGGCCATGGAGTCGGAGCAGGCCCGTATCCAAGCCGAGTCTGAGCGCGACAAGGCCATCGCTACCAAGGCAGAGATCGGCAGCCGGCGCGAAGCCACGGCCATGGCCACTGCATCGGCAAAGTCCCGCGAGGTGGCCCGCCTGCAGCACGAGCTGGGCCGCAACCAGCAGCACGCCACCGTGATCGCTGTTGAGAAGGCGACGGGCATGGCCTTCCCGAAGAACGCCTATGTGGACCTGCGCCGAGTAACGCAGAAGTACGGCCTGCAAGCAGTGTCCGTGGTCGACGCGCGCTACGGCTCTGTCAAGGCCTGGCCTGCTGTGGCATGGCGCGAGTGCCATGGCATCGAGCTGTCGGACATCTTCCCTAGTCAGGAGGCCGCATGACGCCCGAGAAGCAAAAGCAAAAGCTCGCCGGCCAGACGGCCATTGCGCAGAAGGTGTTCCAGGCCGTGCCCATCGCCGAGGCCTGGACCGTCGCCCAGATCTCGCAGGCCCTGCACCGCACGACCGGCGCTCGCCTGGACCGGCACACGCTGCAAGGCTGCCTTCGCGCCCTGGCTGACTCCGACCTCATCCGATCCACCGAGCACGGTTCGCTGCACCAGCGCGTCGCTGTTTCCGCCGCCCAATCCACCCCGCCCAAGACCAAGGAATCGACCGTGACCCAGCCCGCCAAGCCCGCCACTCCCCAACAAGCCGCGCCCGCGTCGGCCATCGATGTGCTCGGCAGCCTGGCCCAGAAGATGCGCGCCCTGGCGGATGAAGTGGACGCCGCAGCGCTGGCCCTGGAGGAAGAGCAGAGCCGGACCACGGGCGAGGCCGCGAAGCTGAAGCAGCTCAAGGCATTGCTGAAGGAAATCGCATGACCACGTGCATCTCCTGCCAGCACTGGCAGCCCAAGCAAACAGATCCAGGCATGCGCCGCCTCGGCTATGCGCAGTGCATGAAGCGCACCAAGGGCCACACGTACAGCGCAACTGCGCCGGCCTGTGACCAGCACAAGGAAGTAACTCAAGAGCAGGCCCAGAAGCGGGCCGAGTGGATCAACAAAGGAGTGGGGAAATGAACTCAAGGCTGCACCTCAAGAAATGCCTTGGCGCTTGGTCGTGTCTCGGTCCACTCGGAAGCGACGGACTCCGCGACGTGGGCAGGGGAGAGACACCCAGGGCCGCATGGTTCGACTACCAGCGAATCTTGATTGAACGTTCGGTGGCCATGGCGCCGAAGTACCGAGGGCTGATTGGTTTTGTGAAAAACAAAGGAGTGGGGCAATGAGCAAGACACACGAGAAAGCCGGCGTGCAGCTGCCGGAGCCGGATGCATTCATGGATGTTGAGGACCAGCACTACCTGGGTACATCGGGCGAATGGTGCGTGAGCGGCCGTCGTTGCGACGAAGAGGATCTTGCGCTTTTCAGCCAGAAGACCGTTGAGGAGCTGATTCAAAAGCAGCGTCAGGACATCGCCAATGCACTGGCCGAGTACGACAAATTGCGCGACTCGATGAGCTCGCAGTCGGGTTGCAGGGATGGCGGTTGCTTGGTGAAGCGCCCGCAGGGCATGCACACGAACGGCGGCTGCAAATGCCACCGTGACCAGATCGTTTCCCAGCGAATGATGTACGCCGGCCAGCGCCTGGCTGATGTCGTCCGCGCTTTTGTCCAGGAGGCCGCATGAGCAAGACAGAGACACAGAGCGATGCGCAGAAGTTGTCTGCGCTACTGAATGTGGCCATGGCGTTCGACCATGGCCGGATTGGCACCGACCGCCGATTCGTGGAGATGGACGCGACTGTGGTTGCGAGCGTTGACGCCGAGCTGCGCCGCCTGGACGCAGAGAACAAGGCCCTGCGGGAGGCATGGCGAGTTCTGGAAGAGGACCTTGAGTACGTTGGCGGGGGCGAATACGCACTCCTGGTTTCGGAGCGGCAAAAGTTCCGTGAAGTGCTGGAGCGAATTGATTCCCAGGCCGCAGCCAAGACAGGAGACGCAGCATGAGCGCCGGCATGACCATCGACCAGATGATCGAGGCAGCTGCAAAGGCCGCTGGCGTGCCCATCCGCCGCATCGATGACGGCTGGGAGGTCAGTTTCGTAGACAGCTACGGAGAAGCCTACGAGCCAAACATCGACATGGCTCAGAGCTTCTGGCTGGCCGCCGCCCTGCGCATCAGCGTGGAGCACAACCACCCGGCAGACAACCATCCATGGGTCTGCGCCAGCGTTGATGGGTACGTTGGGCCGGGGCAGCAGTTTGTCGAAGACGTGCCCGGCGAATCCCAGCGCGCTGACCGCATGCGCCTGGCCATCCTGCGCTGTGCTGCGGATCAAGCGCCGAAGGAGCAAGCATGAGCGCCCTCAACACCCAAGCAGGCGGCACCCACTACAAGGACTGCCCCATCCAGCCCATCCAGTACATCCACGCCAACGGCCTTGATTTCTTCCAGGGCAACATCGTGAAGTACGCCACCAGGCACAAGGCCAAGAACGGCGCCGAGGATCTGCGCAAGGTCATCCACTACGCCCAGCTGGCACTGGAGCTGCAGTACGGCATCAAGCCTGCTGACGAGCTGGCCGACATGGTGCGGGCGGGGAAGGGGGCGCAGGCATGAAGAAGCCACCAAAGGTCAAGTTCAGAGAAAACGAGCCCCTGCAGGACTACTACCACGACGGCAAGGGCGGTTGGTACTCCGTGGCCAGGCTTCTGGACGACACGAAGGACTTGCCCGTGTTCGACATGCCGCTGGCCGGGATCGATCTGGACCAGGTGATCTGGCGGGACTGCGACATGCTGGGCCTGGCTCGGCACGTGAAGCAGTGCATGGATGCCGACCTGGACTGCCCGATCCTGCTGGACTGGATGGGGTCCATCGCCGACGGCCGACACCGTGTGCTCCGGGCCATCGCCCTGGGCAAGAGAACCATCAAGGCCAGGCGCATGACCTGGAAGCCTGATCCCTGCCGCCAGGAGGAGCCCCGCCCATGAAACGCCACCACCAACACTGCGCGCCCGCGCAACTGCCCAAGTTCTGGCGCCCCAAGCTGGCCCCGTCCACGAAGCTGAGCGCGAAGGTCGCCCACCACGACCTGGTGCAGCGGCTGGAGACCGGCACGGCCACCGTGGCGGATCTCTGGGACTGGATTGAGACCGGCTTTACCTACAGCCAGATGTTTAGGCTGCTGTGGGAGGACGGCGAGCCCCTGACCACCGAAGCAGAGGCAGCCATCGCCGCCCAGCTCAACACCTACCCAGCCGTGTGCCAGCGCCTGCGCGAGAAGAAGAGGGTGGGCCTGTCCGGGCCAGAGCTGCAGATCGCGCGCCAGGCCGCCCAGGTCTTCGACGGCTTGATCGATCTGGACCGCAACGGCATCGCGGTCGCCGCCGTGCAGTGGTCCGATCAACAGATGCGCCAGATCAGGGGAGCCCTGCACATGCCCTGAAAAAAGGAAAGCCCGCGCGAGGCGGGCGATCCCGGACTGTCGTCCTGAGCAAGCAATAGTCTACCGGGAGAAGCCATTGACCACCACCACCACGCCGCAAATCGGCGACCGCACCACACGCGAAATCATCTGGGACCACATCCAGGAGATGGCGCACCTGGGCCAGAACATCACACGCCAGCGGCTCATGGAGCTGACCGGCAAGAGCTATCACATCATCGACGACCACGTCTCCCGGATGATCAGCGAGGACGGAATCCTGCGCCGCACCACCGATGGCGTCTACGAGCTGGTCAAGGGCCCAGGGGCGCCGCGGCCGACCTCCGTCACTGACTTGGAAGACGGCATGACCCTGATCGAGGTCGGGGACCAGCAGATGCGGGTCTGGCCGCGCGAGCTTCGGAACATCGCTATCCGCCTTCAGGGCAACGCCATGCAGCACAGCAACCTCCAGCTGCAGCATGACGTTGGCCTGCTGGCCCAGGAAATCCAGCTCCAGCAGGCCGCCACCCGCCGCGAGATGGCCGCGCGCATCAAGGAGCTGGAAGGCAAGCTCAAGGCGCTGGAAGGCCGCAGGGTTGCGCCGAGCCCGCAGATGGACCTGCTGGCGGGTGCGATGGTCCAGTAACATCCTCGCCATTCATGGAGGAGTACATGACACCTGATCAGATAGAAGCTATTGCGAAGGCCATAGTTGCGGAACTTGGGCTGCCAATTTGGCTATGGGTGGCCGTATCTATCATTGGCGCAATAGGTGGAGCCTATTTCGGCGCATATTTCAGAAAGACTGCAGAAATAGACGCGACAACGGATCGTTTCGAACAACTGCAGAGCCAACTGGAAAAAACCACGCATCTCACGGAGGAGGTCCGGCGCGCAGTAAATGATCGCGGCTGGCTTATGCAGCAGAGATGGTCAAAAAGAGAAGAAAAATACGTTAAGTTGCTCCGCGCTTTCCTAGGAACAAGAAGAGTGGTCTATGCCATGCTCAAGACTGAGCATGAAGCGCCTTCCGTAGACAAAGAGCTGTGGGCAAAATTTGAGGATGTTCTATTTGAGCTGGAAACAGAATTATCCATAGCGCCAATATTTATTACAGACAAGGAATTTCTCGAAGAGGTCATTCCTTTGACAAAAGTGTTTGGCCAAGAACTAAATGAGCGAGAAATGCTGGAGCACATTATTGATTCATGCCACATGGCTGAAGAAAAATTGGCAGCCATCGCACAGCAGGATCTTCAACAACTCGAGGCTGCGCTTCAAAAATCAGGTGCCCCCGGCTAGGGTTCGCCTAGAAGACACGCGCCCGGGAAACTCCGGGCATGCCTTCCCAACCCGCAGTTCCCGATCAAGCCCCCAGCGCAGGGGGCGCAGCCCCCGGCCCCCGCTCCCCTGACTGGGAGCGCATCGAGCTGGACTACCGGGCCGGCATCAAGAGCCTGCGCGAAATCGCAGAAGGCTCCGGCACCAGCCACGTCAACATCTCCAAGCGCGCCAAGAAGCTGGGATGGACGCGAGACCTGACCGCCAAGATCCAATCCAAGGCCGACGCACTGGTTAACGCGGCCCTGGTTAACACCCCGGTTAACAATGCGTCTCCTGCAGCAGAGCGGGAGACGGTGGACGCGGCTGCCACGACTCAGGCGGCCGTGCGTCTGGCAGAGCGTGGCGACATCGTGCGGTGCCGGCGCATCTGCATGGGCCTCATGGACGAGCTGGAGCAGCAGAGCGCGAGCCCGAAGCTGCTGAGCGACGTGGCTGCCATCCTGCGCAGCGCCCCGGCCGAGGAACTGACCAAGGAGCAGCGCGGTAAGCTGGCCGAGGCGGCGGGCAAGGCCTCCAGCCTGGCGAACCGCAGCAGCACCATGCGGTCGCTGTCCGAATCCCTGCGCGTGCTCATCGGGCTGGAGCGCCAGGCCTATGGCATCCGTGACGAGATGCCCGAGCCACCGGCCAAGGGCATGGAGAGCGTGACCACGGCTGAGCTGCTGGCCATGCGTGATGCGGTGAGGGCGCGTGCATGAACCTCTCTCCCGAGAAGCAGGCCGCCATGCTGGCCATGATCGAGCGGGAACTGGCGGCGCGGCAGCTGGACCAGTACGGCCCCTACGGCAAGCAGCGAGAGTTCCACCGCGCTGGCGCATCGTTCAGCGAGCGCCTGTTCATGGCCGGCAACCAGCTCGGCAAGACCAAGGCCGGCGGCGCCGAGTGGGCCATGCACCTGACGGGGCGGTATCCGGACTGGTGGGACGGTGCCACCTTTGCCAAGCCCGTGACCTTCTGGGCCGGCTCCGTGACCAGTGAAGCCACGCGCGACAACCCGCAGCGCATGCTGCTGGGCCCGCCGGCCACGGTGGATGCCTGGGGCACGGGCATGGTGCCGCGCGATGCCATCAAGGCCACCACGCGCGCCATGGGCGTTGCCAACCTGCTGGACAGCGCCGTGATCCGCTGGGGCGGTGGCGGCGATGTGCAGTCCGGCGAATCCATCATCGCCTTCAAGTCCTACGAGAAGGGCCGCGAGAAGTGGCAGGGCCCGACCGTGGACGGCGTCTGGTTCGACGAGGAGCCTCCGCAGGACATCTATGCCGAGGGCCTGACCCGGACCAACAACGGCCAGCGCGGTCAGTTCGCGCAGACCACCTTCACCCCGCTGCTGGGCATGTCGGACGTGGTGATGCGCTTCCTGATGCCTGAGGCAGACGATCCTGGCGCCAAGGCCCGGCACGTCACCAGCATGACCATCTGGGACGTGGATCACTACACGCTGGAGCAGAAGCAGTCCATCGTCGCCAGCTACCCGGCGCACGAGCGGGAGGCACGCTCCAAGGGCATCCCGACGCTGGGCAGCGGCCGGATCTTCCCCGTGGAAGAGGACAGCATCAAGGTGCAGCCCTTCCCGATCCCCGCTCACTGGGTGCGCATCAACGGCCTGGACTTCGGCTGGGATCACCCCACGGCCGCCGTGCAGCTGGCCTGGGACCGGGACAGCGACTGCCTCTATGTGACGCAGGGCCACCGCCAGAAGGAAGCCACGCCCATTCTGCATGCCGCAACCATCAAGGCCTGGGGCGACTGGGTGCCCACGGCCTGGCCCCACGACGGCCTTCAGCACGACAAGGGCAGCGGCGAGCAGCTGGCCGTCCAGTACGCGAAGGCCGGGCTGAAGATGCTCAAGGACCGCGCCACCTTCGAGGACGGGAGCAACGGCGTCGAGGCTGGGCTGATGGAGATGCTGCAGCGCATGCAGACCGGCCGGCTCAAGGTGTTCGCCCACCTGGAGGACTGGTTCAGCGAGTTCCGCCTGTACCACCGCGAGGACGGCAAGGTCGTGAAGAAGCAGGACGACCTGATGAGCGCCACGCGCTACGCCCTCATGATGAAGCGCAAGGCCATCGTGCGGCCGGCCCCGGCCCGCGCTGCAGCCTCGGCCTGGCAGCCACTGGACAACGAGATAGGGTACTGACATGCAAGCCACCACCAACCATGGGGGCCTGCTGGCCCAGCAGCGCGACGACAGCGGCGAGCCCCAGCGCGACCTGCGCGCCGAGTTCGTCCTGACGCTCCTGTCCAAGCGCCGCGAGGCCATTGCCGGCCGTGCCGGCTCGGGCATCGAGGAGGAGTGGACCGAGGACGAGGAGCACTACCAGGGCATCGACGACGCCAACCGCAACTTCCAGAACGCCAACCAGCTGTACCGCAGCCGCAAGGCGGCGATGATCGGTGGCCAGCCCAAGCAGCAGGGCCCGGCCCGGTCGGTGGTGTTCCTGAACATCACGCGCCCCTACACCGATGCGGCCAGCGCGCGCGTGGCGGACATGCTGCTGCCCACGGATGACAGGGCCTGGGAGATCAAGCCGACGCCTCTGCCGCGCCTGAGCGGGCCGCAGCTGACCATGCTGGCCCAGGCCATGGGCGCCACGGACCCCGCTGCCGTGCACGCGCAGATGGCTGCCCAGGCGGCCGAGGCCAAGGAAGCCGCTGAGCGCATGCAGCAGGCCATCGAGGACCCGCTGGTGGAAAGCAACTGGCACGGCGAGGTGCGCCAGGTCATCGAGGACTCCGCGCGCATCGGCTCTGGCGTGCTCAAGGGCCCGTTCCCCATCACGCGCACGGCACGCATGACGCGCAAAGACCCGGCCACGGGCCTGACCGAGTTCATCAAGGTGGACGAGATCAAGCCAGGCTCCAAGCGCATCGACGTCTGGAACTTCTTCCCGGACCCGTCCTGCGGAGAGAACATCCACAACGGCAGCTACACCTGGGAGCGCGAGCACATCGGCCGGCGCCAGATCAAGGAGATGGCGGCCGATCCCAGCTATGAGACTGCCGAGCTGCTGGCCGCGCTGCGCGAAGGCCCTGCCCGCACCCGCGAGGGCACCGAGGCCGTCTATCGGCCGGGTGAGGACGAGTTCGAGATGTGGATCTTCTACGGCCACTGCGCCCGCGAGCACCTGGCGCGCCTGGGCGTGGAGATGGAGGAGGGCGACGAGGACCGCGTGCCCACCATGGCGGTGATGATCAACGACCGCCTGGTCAAGGTCGTGCTCAGCCCCCAGGAGGATGGCGAGTTCCCCTATGACGTCCTGGCCTGGCAGCGCCGCCCGGGCATGCCCTGGGGTGTCGGCATCAGCCGCCAGATCCGCACGGCACAGCGCATGCTCAACGGCTCGGCCCGCGCCATGATGGACAACGCCGGTCTCTCGGCCTCGCCGCAGATCGTCATCGGCAACGGCATCACCCCGCAGGACAACAGCTTCTCCCTGCGCCCCGGCAAGGTCTGGCGCGCCGAAGCCGATGCGGATGCCTCAGACGTGCGCGCCGCCTTCAATGCCTTCGTGGTGCCCAGCGTTCAGGCCCCCCTGATGAACATCATCAACTTCGCCCTGAAGATGGCCGAGGACACGACAGGCATGCCGGCCATGCTGCAGGGCATCCGCGGCGATGCGCCCAACACCCTGGGCGGCATGCAGATGCAGAACAACAACGCCACCAGCGTGCTGCGGCGCCTGGCCAAGCGCTTCGACGACTACATGACCCGTCCGCACATCCAGCGGTATTTCGACTGGATGATGACCTACTCGGACGACGAGTCCATCAAGGGCGACTTCCAGATCGACGTGCGCGCCAGCTCGGCACTGGTGGAGCGGGACGCCCAGCAGCAGTTCCTGATGACGCTGCTGCAGGTGTCGGCCAATCCCATCTATGAGCTGGACCCCGCCAAGCTGGCGGCCGAGCTGTGCAAGGGCCAGCGCTTGGATCCCACCAACTTCCAGTACACGGACGAGCAGAAGGCCCAGCGCGCCCAGCAGGGCCAGGACCCGACGGTGCAGGCCAAGGCCCAGCTGCTGGCGGCCCAGGCGCGCAAGGCCGATGCCGACGCCACCAACATCGGCATGGAGACGCTGTACAGCAGCGTGCAGACGGGCATGGGCATCGCCGGCAATCCTGCTGTCGCGCCTCTGGCCGACGGCCTGGCCCGATCTGTGGGCTTCAAGGACCAGGACGCCGCACCCATCGTGCCGCAGGGCGGCTGGGTCACGCCCGAGCAGCAGCCCGACCCTGGCGCCATGCCCAACAACACCGACCCGTTGACGCCGCTGCGCCCAGACAGCCCCCTGCTGGGCGTGCGCCAGGGCATCGAGACACCGGCCGCTGACGGCGCGCGGGGCTGACCCCCGGCCAGGGTTCGTCAGAGGTGCCGCTTCCCGGAACACTGGCCTCCATGACACAGGGCATCGACTTCACCTCACCGACATGGCGCGCCATCGAGCGCCATGCCAACGCGCAGATCGACACCCTGCGCAAGAAGAACGACAGCCCAACCATGGACGCGCTGCGCACCGCTGAAGTGCGTGGGCGCATCGCGGCCTGGAAAGAACTGCTTGCGCTGGCCCCGTCAGCCCAGGCACAACCCGCCGACGCTGGTGGCGAGAGCTACTGACCTTGGCATGACACACAGGAGTGCATGACGCATGGATCCGCAACAACAGCAGGAACAGGCGCAAGAGCGGGCAGCTTTCGAGCAGGCCTTTGCCAGCGTGACCGGAACGGAGCCGCCGCCGGCCCCCGCCGCAGCATCTTCGGATGCATCGGCCGAGGCTGGTGCAGCGCCCGCGCCGGCACCTGCAGAAGCCCCCGCACCAGCGCCCGCAGCCGCAGCGCCTCAGGCCAGCGATGCACCACAGGACGGCGCTGACGCTCCGCCCGCACCCGAGGGGCAGCAAGCCCAGCCGGAGCAGGCTGCAGTCGATGACGACCCCGTGGTGTTCGAGGGCTACAAGCAAAGCGAGCTCAAGCGCCTGCTGGGCAGTGCGGCCAAGGTGGAAACGCTCGAGCAGCAGCTGCGCAAGGCCAACGGGAAGATCGGCGAGCTCAACAGCCGCATCCAAGCCCCGGCGCCCGCGCCAACTCCGACGCCAGTCCCGGCGCCCGAGTTGCCCCCGGAGCTCAAGCAGCTGGAGCAGGACTACCCCGACGTCGTGCAGCTGGTACGCCACATGGTCGCAGGCCAGCAGCCCCGCCAGGAAGCCCCGCCGGCTGAAGTGCAGCAACCCGTGGCCACGGGCGGCGCACATGCAGCTCAGGCCGAGCTCGACCCCATGGTGGTGGAGATGGCCGTGCTGGACCGCACAAACGCAGGCTGGCGCGAAAAGATCAGCTCGCAGGAGTTCAACCTGTGGCTGACCTCGCAGGGGGAGCAGGTGCAGCAGGAGTTCGCCGACATGGTCACAGCCGACGGCATGGGCTCCCTGCTGGGCAAGTACGACAGTTGGGTCACCGCCCGCGCCACCGCCGCCGACAAGGCAGCGAAGGGCCGCGCACGGCTCCAGGCTGCCGTTACGCCCACAGGCAACGCACAGCGCCCCCAGACCGCGCCGACCGAACAGGAAGCATTCATTGCCGGCTTCAAGTCGGTGGTTGGCCGATGAGGCCGAAAGGAGAACATCGTGACTTTCACGACCGGAAATCCCGCCGAGCGAATCGGCAAACTGAAGGGTGAGATCCTGGGCCACGCCGTCGGCGTCGAAGTCCTGGGTATCACGGGCAAGCAGAGCGCCATGCCGCGCAATGTGGGCCAGACCATCGTCTATCGGCGCTACCTGCCCTATGGCGCCACGGCGGCGGACTTCAACACCATCAACCGCCCTCTGGTGAGCGTCAATGCTCACGAGCTGCAGGAAGGCGTGACGCCCTCGGCCGACTCCCTGGTGCCGCAGGACATCGAGGTGAAGCTGCGCGAGTTCGGCTGCCTGTACCAGCTGACCAACCGCGTGGCCGACACCTACGAGGACGATGTGCCCGCCGAAATGAAGAAGCAGTGCGGCGAGCGTGTGGGCCTGCTGCGCGAGATGATCCGCTACGGCGTGATCAAGAGCTGCGCCAACGCCTTCTATTCTGGCGGCTCCTCGCGCAATGCTGTCAGCGGGAAGATCACCTCGAACCTGCTTCGCAAGGTCAGCCGCAACCTGCAGGCGAACCACTCCAAGCGCGTGACCGGCATCCTGGCGCCATCGCCCATGATCAGCACGTCGCCTGTCGAGGCCTCGTACCTGGTCTTCGTGCATACCGACGCCGAGTCGGATATCCGCGATCTGCCGAAGTTCACGCCTGTGGCCGAGTACGGAAACCGCAAGGTCGTGAGCCAGTACGAGCTGGGCAGCGTGGAGAACTTCCGGTTCATCACCTCTCCCGAACTGGCTCCCTATGCCAACGCTGGCGCGGCCATCGGCAGCACTGGCCTGATGGGCGGCACCAATGTGGACGTGTACCCGTTCATCGTGGTGGGTGAAGACGCCTGGGGGCAAGTGGCTCTGCGCGGTGACAACGCGCTGGACCCCACCTACATCCCCGCCAGCCAGAAAGACAAGAGCGATCCCATGGGCCAGCGCGGCTACGTGGGCACGCGGTTCTACATGAACTGCACGTTGCTCAACGAAGGCTGGATGGCTGTGGTCGAGACCGGTGTCTCTGCGCTGGCCTGACGCATGGGGGCGCGCAGGCGCTCCCACCTCCAACCCATTGAACCGACAAGGAGCACATCATGGCTGACAACGTTGCGGGCCAGACCCGCACCCGCTCGGACGACCAAGGCACGCCTGGCTTTGCCCAGGGCAAGGTCGTCCTGGACGCCACCACCATCGTGGCCGGTGACGATCTCTTCTTCCCCGTGGGCTTCAAACCGCGCTATGTGCGTCTGCAAAGCTCCAGCGGCGTCTGCATCGAATGGTATGCGGGCATGGCCGAGAACTCTGCCTTCAAGGCTGCTGCTGACGGCGCACGCACGCTGTCCGCATCGGCTGGCGTGAAGACCGATCCGCGCGGCTTCCGCGTTTCCCAGAACGCCACCTTGGCAGCCGTGGTGGCGTCCCAGACGCTGTACTACGTCGCCCAGGTCTGAACCAAAGCCCGGCCCAGCGCCGGGCGAAACCCCTCATTTCAGGAGAAACGCATGGCACGCAACACCACCGCTGTGGATGCAACCAACCAGTACCTCGGCAAGGAATCCACCGTCCAGATCGGTGAGATCGGCCAGGGCGACGTCGAGGTCGTCGACAAGCCGCTCCCCGAAGGTGCGCTGGAACTCGAGGCCTTCATGAACGAACCTGTCACGGTCATGGTCTACGAGTCCACCGACGAGAACGACATGGACATGGTGCTGGTGGGCGTGAACGGCGTTTCCCAATACTTCCGTCGTGGCACGCCGCAGACCGTGAAGCGCAAGTTCGTGGAGCGTCTGGCACGGGCCAAGCGCACCGACTTCGATCAAAAGATCGACGCCCGCATGGGCGAGGCCATGAATAACCTGCGTCAGCGCCACGGCCTGCGCTACCCCTTCACTGTCGTCGAAGACCGCAACCCCCGTGGCGGCGCGTGGCTCAAGGGCGTGCTGGCTGAAACCCAGTAATCGAACCGAGGCCCGCCATGAACCTCCAGGAGATGATCCAGCTGTATCGGGCACAGGCCGACGATGGCCAGCCCGATCCGCTGTGCCGGGACCCGATCCTGACGATCTACGCCAACGAGGCCCAGGAGGAGGCGTGCCGCCGCGCCCAGCTGCTGCGCGATTCCACTTCGCCCATGTGCAAGGTGGCGTTCGCGGCAGGCGCCGAGTCCGTGGCGCTGGCCCCGCAGGTGGTGCGCGTGCTGCGCGCTTTCGTGGCTGGCCAGGCTGTCGAAGTGCTCAACGTGGACGAGATGGACTGCATCATGCCGGGCTGGCAGTTCCAGGAACGCCAGGACGTTCCGCAGCGCCTGATCACCGGCATGACCACGGGCCGGCTGCACCTGTGGCCCACGCCTGCAGCGGCCGGCGAGATCCGGCTGACCGTGCAGCGGCTGCCCCTCAAGCCAATGCGCTGTGACATCGACAAGCCAGAGATCCGCCCGGAGCTGCACAAGGCCCTGGTCGAGTGGATGCTCTACCGAGCCTACAGCACCCAGGACACAGAGCTCTACAACGATGCCAAGGCCGCCGTCTGCCTGCGCCGCTTCGAGGAAGAGTTCGGGCGCAAGGCCAGCGGGCGCAATGAGGAATGGGTGCGGTCGCGCGAGGTGGCTGTGCCGGGGCCGCTGGCTTGATCTTTGAGCGGAGCTAAGTCTCAAGTCTGAGGTATTCAGCAAAGACAGAATCAACTTTACTTCTGTGATTCATAAGCTCAATAATGATTTTCGATTTTTGTACTGCGGCCTTTTGTTTGCCCTGTTCACTCTCTTGATCCTCAAGAACTGACGCAGCGTACCTTATTCGACCAAACAGTGGGCGAAGTTCGTCTTCTATGTAGGCGACCACGTCATTGCCAAAAAGCCAGCGCGCCCCCTGTACACCAGATTCGAAGGTGTATTCGTTTTCTGTGCTGAAGTCGCCTTGCCGCCCTGCTATCGAAATCGCATCTGCCGCTGCTTTGTAAATTGCCATTCGCCGGTCGAATAAGTCAAGCTTGAGTTTGTTCCTGGCGGTGCTTGATGAGGCTTTTGCGGTCTCGGCTTGTTGTCGAGCAATGCTTTCCTGAATTCGTCCGAACTTGTGCGCGACCCAAGCACCAACTCCAGCCGCGAGCAAGGCTGCAAGCAGTGGTGCCACGGCCTTGATAAATTCGAGCCACAGCGGCAGAACTGTTGTTGTCATCCGAATACGCTCCCTGAATGATTGTTGATGCCCCCACTGGGGTTCGACGCGCCGAGAGCATATCCGCACACTGCCATGAAGCAACCAAGGAACGCTCATGGCCACCAATCCTTTCCTCGAAGAAGCCCGCCGACGTGATGCTCTGGTGGGCCAGATCCCAACTGGCGGCCAGCGGCAGGCCCCGGCAGCGGATGGCTCGCAAGGCAACATCCTGAACAACGACATCGGCCGCAACCTGGCCGCGCTGCCCAGCGTGGGCGCGATCCCCGGAGCGGCCCTGCGTGGTACCGGCCTGGTCGCCCGGGCCTTCGGTGCGGCCCAGCCTGCAATGTCCGGAGTGGGTCAGGCCGCACAGGCCGCTGCTCCCTATGCGCCCGTGGTGGCCGGTGGTGCTGCACTGGCCGGCGCCGCGAATGCCGACAGCCCGAGCGCCACGCCGCCGCCCATGGCCCGGCCTGTGTCGCCCCTGGTGCAGGCTGCGTTGGACAACCCGGTGACACCATCCCCCGCACCTGCTGCAGCACCAGCACCCGCTGCAGCACCGACCACCACCTCCAACGTCTCCCGCATCGGCAACAGCTACTCCGGCACCGATGTGGCCGGGGACATCTCGATCAACGGCTCCGCGCCGCGTGGCTCCGTCACATCGCTACCCGCTGGCGCCGCGCCCTCTGGCTTCGGCGGCCCGCTGGTCCAGGCTGCAGGCATCAAGCCCTGGGGCAGCGACCGGCCTGGCTTCAGCATCATGGACAACCCAATGGTGGCCCGTGCCCTGGGCAATGGCCCCAGCGCGCAGAACATGGGCGCCGCCGACAACCTGGCCGCGCAGGGCAACATCGAATCCATGGCCCGTCTGCGTGCCTCGGGGCAGATCGCATCGCCCGAGCCTGGCCCATCCATGAGCCTGTCCGGTGGCACGCTCGGTATCCGCCGCGCCCCGAGCATCGTGGCGTCCGAGCTGGGCGCCCAGCGTGGCTTTGACCGTGCCGTGGGCCGCGACCCCGCATCGCTGCAACGCGCCACCTCCATCTATCAGGCTCTACTCCAGCAGCAGGGGCAGAACCAGCGCGCCGGCATGCAGGCCGGCCTGGACCAGCAGCGGATCAACATGGACCGGGAAACGCAGGGCTTCACGAACCGGCGCCAGAGCATCGTGGAAGCGTTGCGCAATCAGGTGGCACAGGAGCCCAATGCAGTGAACCGCGTGCCGCTGGTCCAGCGCCTGCGCGAACTGGAGGGCACCGCGCAGCCCGACCGCTGGAACCTCAAGGTCACGCCCACCACCAAGAACGTGGACGGCTCGACCACCATGGGCAGCGTCGTCCGCTATAACGAGACCACGGGGCAGGTGGAGCAGGTGCCTATGTCGCAGAACTCCGGAGTGCCGGAGGGCGCAATCGCTGCTTTGCGAGCAGACCCTCAACGCGCCGCAGAGTTCGATGCGAAGTACGGCAGCGGCGCGTCGCGCTCGATCCTTGGGCGCTAGCGGTGGAACTTGTCGAAAAAGTTCGGTTCGTCATAGAGGCGGATACAGGCGCTGCCAATGATCTGGGCTGCGGCAGTGCTCCGCGTGTCCCCCGCCTTCTTCGCTGTGCACTCTGGCCCAGACTTGAACCCCAGCATGCCCCGGCCATCTCCCTGGGGCACGGCCTGAATCCCGCCCGGGTGCTCAGCGCTGCAGACTTGGAACACCGCCTGGGCTGCGACATCGTTCTGCGTGCCCGGGAGCTTGTCGAGGAGGCACGTGGCCATGTTGGCGGCCAGGGCGGGGGCGGCGAGCGTTGACAGGAGCAGGGCGGCGATGGAGCCAGTGATGTGCATGGGGGTCCTCCTGGGCGCAAATGTAACCGCCCGGGCATGCAACCGTGCATCGCACATCCACGTAAGAGGTGTTACGGGGCAAGGCTCGGACGGGGGAATTAGGTAAACAAGTTTAGCTATTACTGATACAATTTTTCTGTACAGATATACACATGAACCCGACTATCAAGAAAGGAGGCCGCCATGGAAAAAGTGTCTGCGTCGTCCCTTCTGGATCGGTTCTGGAACGGTGTACTTCCTGTTGACCCCAAGCTGATCGCTGAGGGCTTGGGCATGAAGGTTGTGCCCTTGACAGACGCCGATGTGAAGAAAGGGCTGAGCGGCGCGCTCCACTGGCACACCCCAGCCGGTGCGACACAGCCGCAGCTCTATTGCCGTTACAACGCTCTGACGGAAGGTCGTGAGCGTCAGCGGTTCACGATCGCCCACGAGATCGGTCACTACGCTTCTGGTCACATGGCGGATGGACGGACCCTGTTCCGCGACACGACAGAGACTTTCACTGGCCGTGTGCATCAACCGGAGGAAGTTGAGGCCAACCGGTTTGCGGCGGAATTGCTGATGCCTGAGAGCATGGTGAACAGCGCAATCACACAGCATGGTGTTAAGACCGTTCAAGACTTGGCTTCTCGGTTCGGTGTTTCGGCTTCGGCCATGCGCTGGCGCCTTGTCAACCTCGGGCTATTGTCGTCTACATGACGGATATCCCGCCAGTCCCGCCGGCACTGGAAAACGGTGCCGGAGGTCTTAAGCCGCCAGCAAAGGCTGATCCAGGTTCGATTTCGGATCCTATTGAGCGTGGTCTTGATCCTGGATCGATCGCAGTGGACAACGCGAAGCTTCGGGATCTGAATTTTGCCTACTCGTCCAGAGTCCATTCGTTCTATTTCGTACTCGCTGCAGCTGCATCACTGTTTATCGGTGGTGCAATAACTTTTGTTTGCATGAGTGCCCGAATGTTTGGATGGCAAACAATACTGATCTTGTTCGCGTTTTTCACGCCAGCCACTATTCTGATGACTGTACTTATCAGGGCAATTTTTCCTGCTGAAAAAAAGAGTGAGGAAAAAAAAGGCGAGGACAAGAAGGACGACTTGAGCGACATGCTTCCTAGTAGCGCTGTCGTGAAACTATTGTCCGAGGTTCTTAAGAGCGCGAAATAGTCAACAAGCCCGCCCCGCGCGGGCTTCGTCGTTTCTGGGCCGCCCTAAGCTGGGCACGTCGCTTGCCCCTCCGCAGGGTGAGCCCCGGTTCAGGGAGAGGAGGGAATTTCCCTCTGCAACCCAGACCCGGAACGGTGCACATTTCTGGCCGGAGCACTGAACACATGTCCTCGAAGTACAAAGCTCTTATGCGGGAGCGAGCAGCATTGGACGCCAAGATCGCTGAGTACTATGGAGCCATGAGGCTCGATGCGATTGATGCAGCACGGGCTCTAGTGAAGCACCACGATCTCAAAGTCGGCGATCTCTTCGCACTGAACACGCCCCCAAACGCGCGGTATCGGAATCCCAAGACCGGCGAGACTTGGACGGGCCGTGGTCGGGCTCCTCGGTGGATCGAGGGCCGAGACCGGAAGCCTTTCGAGATTTGAACGACAGGCTGCCATGAGTGGGCTTTCCATGCCACCATCGCGCCATGATTCCAGTGCCTCTCCTTCAGTACACCGACGTTCGCACCCGCGTCTTCAACGGGCAGACCCTCATCGGCCTCAAACACACAGCAAAGACCAAGTCTGGCCTTGCTGTCACAACCACCTGGGTCGATATGCCTCCTGAGGATGTGGAGCGGCTGATCAAGACGCTGCAGGACACGCTGGCCGCGCTGGGTCAAGAGTAGCCGGGCGCCCCGGCCTCACGCAGGAGCCCCGCGCGGGCTTTTTCACGCCCCCGCCCAGGGTTCGCGCCCCAGCCCCTGCGTGGGAACACTGGGGGCATGGCTGGCAACTTCTTCGACCAATTCGACCCCTCCACTGCGCGCCCCGAGGGCAAGGGTGGCGGGAATTTCTTTGACCAGTTCGACCCCTCGACGGCAAAGCCTGCGCCGGCCGGAGGCACCTTCTCCGACCTCGGCAAGTCCGTAAAGGCTGGCGTCCAGCGGCTGCCGGGCATGGTCACAGGGCTGGCAGACCTGCCTATCGCCCTGGCCACTGGTAAGCGTCCCGTCTCGGCGGCGGCCGATGCGCTGGGTGAGGCCACTGGGTTCCAGCCGGGCAAGTGGGCAGACGAGACGAAGTTCTCTCCAGCTTACGAGGCCGGGCGCCAGAACGTGGACGAGGCCTGGAAGGATGGCTCGGCCGGCGACATCGCGCTGGCCTACCTTAAGAACCCTGCGTACACCGCGAACCAGGTGGCCGAGTCGCTGCCTTCGATGGTCGCGGGCGGCGCCCTGGGACGTGCGGCCATGGGCGCTGGCTCAGTGGCAGCCAAGGCTGCCAACGCCGCCACGGGTACAGCGGCACGCGCGGCCACTCCCGGCGTGCTGGCGCGCACCGTGGGCGAGAAGTGGGCCGCGCCTGTGGCAGCAGGTATCGGCGAGGGCGTAGTCACCGCCGGCCAGCAGATGGAGCAGGCCACGGGCGAGGACCAGCAGCGCAATGCTGTGGCGGCCCTGGGCGCTGGCGCGCTGACGGGCGCCATCGGCGTGGGCGCCGGCCGGGTGGCCAACCGCCTGGGCCTGGAGACGGCCGAGACGGCCATGGCCAAGATCGGCACGGGCGCGACGACGGAGGTGCCGCTTTCGGCCAAGCGCCGCATCCTGGGCGGCATGGTGTCCGAAGCGGTGCTGCAGGAACTGCCCCAGTCGGCCCAGGAGCAGATGTGGCAGAACTATGCCGATGGCAAGCCGCTGATGGAGGGCGTCGCCCGGGCCAGCACGGAAGGCGCGATTGCCGGGGGCGTGATGGGCGCTGGCGCCAACGTGAGCGGCGGGGCGAACCGTCGCGCCCGTCAGGCCGACCAGCAGGGCCGCCAGCGCGCGGAGGACGCCGCTGCCAGTGCCAACCAGCTGGCCGAAGAGGCGAGCATCCAGAACCTGGCCGGCCAGCCGGTCAACCCCGTGGACCTGGGCGCACCCGCGAATTTCGAGGACCTGGTGACTTCCAGGCCACAGGCAGAGCCCGACCCCTACACAGCATGGGACCAGCAGGTGCAAGCCGGCGCGCGTGCCGCGCAGCCTGGTGCTGCTGCTCCTGCAGAGGCTGCTGGCCCGGCTGTGGACCCCTTCACGGACTGGGACGAGCAGAACGCTGCGGTGCGTGAGTTCCTGGGCCGCCCGCAGGATGGCGCCCAGCAGCGCCCCGACTACCTTGCCGAAGTCCAGGCCGCCGTGCGCAGCGGCACGCAGTTCTCCACCCAGCAGACGGTGGACACGGTGCGCGATGCCATGGAAGACGCCTGGCTGGCCCAGAACGTGGGTGCTGATCCTGCTGGTGCGCCAGCCCCTGGTGCTGGTCTGCAGGCGGCTGATGCCATGGGCGTGCAGCTGCAGGGCGAGTTCCAGCAGGCCAGCGACGATGCCGGCATTGCTGCCGTGGACGCCCGCGTGCGCACGGGCCGCATCCTGTCCGGGCTGCAGAACCTGCTGGATGGCGGGGCCGAGAACAGTGCCCAGGTGCTGGGCGGCCTGAACGAGGGCCTGGCCCGCATCAACGAGCAGCCGCTGGACACCGCCGAGACGCAGCGCGTGCGCCGCATGGTGGATGCCTACATGGGGTTCCGGGGTGTGGGCGAGCCTGCGCCTCTGCCGGCCGACCGCGCGCCAGCGGTGGACCCGTTCGCAGACAACGCAGCCATGGAGGCGCTGATTCCCCAGCGCCCGCTGCAGCGCCCGTCCGAGCGCATGGGAATCAACCCGGCAGACGGCCCGCTGTCGCGCGGCGCGGCCATGGCTGTGGATGCCGGCTTCGACGCCACCCAGCAGGCCGCCCTGCAGGCCCAGGAGATCGCAAATGCCCAAGGTGCCCAGGCACAGGCTGCCGCCGTGGCCGCCCCAGCAGCCATTCCCCCAACCGGACCCGGCGCCCTGGAAGCCCCTGGGCCTGGCCCCCTGACCCAAACCACAGGAGCGACCTTTGCCCCGCAAGCCGATCAAGCCCAGCAAGCTGGCGCGCAACCTCCGCAAGCAACTGGAGCGCCAGGCGCGCCGGCTGCTGGTGCTGCTGCAGCGCAGGAAGGTCTGACCAATGCCAGCACCACGACTTTCAACGATGGCGCGCAAGGCGGCCCGGCGCCAGGCGCGCAAGGACAAGCGCAGGCGGCAGCAGCCCGCCCGGCCAACTGGCGATCCAGCTCGCTTCCTGCCGGCCGCGTGGCCCGGAGTCTGGGAATAGATCCCAAGGGCAAGAGGCTGGCGCAGATCCTGGCTGAGGTGGATGCAGCGGATGCCGCGCGCGCTGGGCAGCAGCAGGCCGGCGGCGCGGACCTGTCGGCTGGGCAGATTGATCGGGAGTGGAGCGCCTTTGCTCCGGAGACGGGAACCTTGGGCGTGCCGCGCGCACAGATGCCGCAGATCCGCGCGGAGCATCGCGGTGCTCTGGCCAACTTCCTCAAGGCGCGGGGCATCGACAGCAAGGCGGCAGAGATGCCTGCTGGCGACCTGAAGCCCACGCAGGCAGAGTTCTCGCCTGCTCGTGTCGAGCAAGCGCGCCAGCGCCAGGGCGGCGACCGCTCTATCCTGGTTTCGTCTGACGGCTATGTCGTGGATGGTCACCATCAGTGGCTCGCGCGCCGCGCCGACGGCAAGCCGGTGAGCGTTATCCGGCTGGATGCCCCCATCCAGGAAGTGCTGGCACAGGTGGCTGAGTTCCCCAGCACGTCCAATGCTGGCGGGGCAACTGCTCCTGCGGAGGCTCAGCAGTTCAGCCGCAACATGCCCGAGGAGCTGGCCCGGGAGATCCGCAAACTGCGCCCGCCGGTCTCCGCCGCCACGAACGCCTCCGTGCGCCAGGCCGTGAACCAGCTGGTGGGCGGCATGGGCGTGCTGCCCAACAGCCTGGGCCGCATCGTGGTCACGACCTCCGACGACATCCGCGACAACTGGGAGCCGCTGATCGGCCCCGTGGCCATGGGCGCGGAGGGTGGTGGCAAGGCCCAGGGCTTCTACGACCCCAACACCAAGACCGTGTTCATCATCTCGGACCACATCGTGGCCGGCGACGAGCTGGGCGTGGTGGCGCACGAGCTCATGCACAAGCACGGGCCTGCGGTGCTGGGCGAGGAGGGCTGGAACCAGTTGCATGGCGCTATCGGCGGCTGGGCCAATGCGCCAGAAGGCAGCCTGGAGCGGCAGGTCTACAACGAGGCCGCCGCCCGAGTGCAGGCCTCCGGCCCCGAGCTGTCCACCCAGGAACTGTTCCCCTACGCCGTGCAGGTCGCCCTGGAGATGGGCGTGCGCCCGAGCCCCCTGGCCAAGCCCGGCACCGTGGCGCGCTGGCTGGACCAGGTGCGCAAGGCACTGCGCCAGGCCTGGGCCAAGATCACCGGCAACCGCAGCGACTTCGCCAGCCAGGACCTGGTGAACCTGGCCTTCGGCATCGCGCAGCGGGAGAATCCCGCCTTCTCCGGCGAGCTGGACGGCGCTGCCACTGCCCAGGAGGCACCCAGCCCAGCCGCAGCCCCGGCGGCACCGGCACCGGCGCCCGCGCCAGCGCCTGCCCGCCAGGACGTGCAGTTCAGCCGGGCCGCGCCGGCCGCACCCACGGCCAGCGACTACACCGCCGAGCAGGCCCGCGCGGCAGAGCATGCCTTCGGCGTCCAGGTGAAGCAGACCTGGGCAGAGCGGGCGCAGGCCATGCGCCAGAACTTCGGCACGCGGCTGCGCCAGGGCCTGGTCGATCAGTTCGCCCCCATCAAGGAAGTCAGCGAGAAGGCCTACATCCTGGCGCGCCTGTCCAAGGGCAGCGACGGTGCGGTGGAGGCGGCGCTGCTCTACGGCAAGCCCTACCTGCGCGACGGCGTGGCCGACGTGGACATCAAGGACGGCGGCTTCGCCAACGTGCTGGCCAGCCTCAAGGGCGAGCACGACCGCTTCTTCCAGTGGGTGGCCGCCCAGCGTGCCCAGCGCCTGAAGGCCGAGGGCAAGGAGAACCTGCTGACCGACCGCGACATCACGGCCCTGCGCTCGCTGGACGCTGGCCGCATGGCCGATGGCACGGCGCGCATGCCGCTGTACGCCGCGGCGCTGCGGGAGCTGAACGCCTTCAACGAGGCCAGCCTGAAGGTGGCGCGAGACTCGGGCCTGATCGACCAGGCCGCCTACGACCTCATGAAGGACCAGCCCTATGTACCGTTCTACCGCCTCATGGAGGAGGACGGCGGCATGCGCGGCCCGCGCTTCAGCTCCGGGCTGGTGAACCAGCAGGCCTGGAAGAAGCTCAAGGGCGGGACGCAGCAGCTCAACGCCGACCTGTTGCAGAACACGCTCATGAACTGGAGCCACCTGTACGCTGCTGCTGCGCGCAACCGCGCCTCCCTGGAGACCATGGACGCGGCCGAGAAGATGGGCGCTGCCGAGCGCGTGCCCGCCGACACCAAGGGGTCGGTGAAGGTCATGCGCAACGGCGTGGCCGAGCACTGGGCCATTGAGGACCCGCTGCTGGTCGATGCTATCTCGGCCATGAGCTACACGCCCGGCGGAATCGTCAAGGCCATGGCGCCGTTCAAGCGCCTGCTCACCTTCGGTGTGACGGTGAACCCCACCTTCAAGATCCGCAACCTGATCCGCGACAGCCTCTCGGCCATCGCGCAGAGCGACCTGAGCTACAACCCACTGGAAAACGTCGCCAAGGGCTGGAAGGCCACGGCCAAGGACAGCCAGACCTATGCGTCCATGCTGGCCGGCGGCGGCATCATCAAGTTCGGCACGCAGGAGAACACCAACCAGCTGCGCGGGCAGATCGAGCGCCTGGGCGGCACCATGCTGGACAAGCAGGGCTTCGACAAGCTCAAGGACCAGATGCGCTCGCTGTGGGAGGTGTACGAGGAATTCGGCGACCGCACCGAGAACGTGAACCGCACGGCGCTGTACGAGCGCCTGCGCGCCAAGGGCCTGAGCCATGCCGAGGCCAGCTTCCAGGCCCGGGACCTGATGGACTTCAGCATGTCCGGCAAATGGGAGACGGTGCGTTTCCTGGCCCAGACCGTGCCATTCCTGAACGCCCGCCTGCAGGGCCTGTACAAGCTGGGCCGCGCAGCCGGCGAAGACCCGCGCCGCTTCGCCGCCATGGCCGGCGCCGTGTCGCTGGCCAGCCTGGGCCTGCTGGCCGCCTACGCCGATGACGACGACTGGAAGAAGCGCGAGGACTTCGACCGGGACAACTTCTGGTGGTTCAAGATCGGCGACAAGGCCTTCCGCATTCCCAAGCCCTTCGAGGTGGGCGCCATCGGCACGGTGGCCGAGCGCACGGCCGAGCTGATGATGAGCGAGGAGATGACGGGCAAGCGCTTCGGCCAGCGCATCAGCGACATGGTGTTCAACACCTTCGCCATGGACCCCACGCCCCAGGCCATCAAGCCCTTCCTGGACGTCTACGCCAACAAGGACAGCTTCAGCGGCCGGGCCATCGAGGGCATGGCCGACGAGCGCCTGCGCCCGCAGGACCGCTACAACGAGCGCACTTCGGAGGTGGCGCGTCTGCTGGGCTCCTGGGGGCTGCCGGACCCGGTGCGCCTGGCCAAGGGCGAATACTCGGGCCTGAGCCCGAAACAGGTGGACTTCCTCCTGCGCGGGTACTTCGGCTGGCTGGCCACGGTCAGCACCACGGCCACGGACACCATTGCGCGCCCGATGCTGGACCGAGGCGAGCGCCCGTCCATGCGCCTGCGCGATACCTTCCTGGCCGGCAACTTCGTGGAGGAACTGCCCACGGGCTCCAGCCGCTACGTGACCACCATGTACGAGCAGGCCAAGGGCGTGGAGCAGGCCTGGGCCAGCCACCAGGCCGCGATCAAGTCGGGCGACATCGAGCTGGCGCGCAGCATCCAGGAAGAGGAGGGGCCGAAGCTGCGCAACCGTATGGCCATCAACGCCGCCAAGCAGCAGATGGCTGAGCTGGGCCAGCGCGCAAAGAAGATCGAGGGAGACCGGCTCATGACCGGCGAGATCAAGCGCGAGCGACTGACGCAGATCGAGCAGCAGCGCAACGCCATCGCGCAGCGCGTGGCTGGCCTCACAGACTGATGGCGCCGCGCCGGATGAACTGCCAGATGAAGCCCACGACGCCGAGCCCGATGATGATCAGCCAGTAGGTCTCGATCATCGAGCGGCGCTCGTCGGGCGTGGTGAGCTTGAAGAAGAGCACGGCTGCGATCACGAGCAGCCAGAAGATGATGCCGGGCATGCTGAGCATCGTAGGCGGGGCGGCGATGACTGCCAATCCCGTCCGCCCGGCATGTGCACTCTCAAGGCCCTTTTGGGGTAGGTGCTTTCTCCTTTGCTTCGATCTTTTCCTGATTTGATCGAATCACTGCATCAATCTTTTCTGCCGATTTTGCCTCGATGAATTTCTTTTTCATGCTCTCCTCCTTCTGTCTGGATTGGGCACGTCCTATCACTTTTGCAGATATTGGGCCGGTACGCTTTTTTGCTGTATCGATGATTTCAGGGAGTTCCATTGGTTGTGCGTTTTCCACAATATCCAATGCATCCTTTTCGCTTCCATTAAGAATCGCTTTATCCAAATCACTGACAGTGCTCATTGTGTCGATCTCCTTGGTGCAAATGTAGCAGCCCCCGCCCAGGGTTCGCCCAAATAGCGCACTCTCGAGAGACTGCAGTCCATGGCTGCAATCCGCTCCTTCCGAGGCTTGAACAACGTCACCGACCCGCTGCGGCTCGGCCTGTCGTGGTTCGTGCGCGCCGACAACGTCGATGTGACGGAATCGGGCGGGGTGGAGCGGCGTGCCGGGTATGCGCTGGCCCAGGCTGGCGCACCGACTGGCATCTACGCCACCAAGGATGAGACCCGCCTGTATGTGATTGACGGCGGCGAGCTGCGCCAAGTCCTGGACGACATGACCGTGCGCCTCTTGGCGCAGGGCCTGGGCCCCGATGCGTATTGGACCGAGATCAACGACCAGGTGCTGTACGTGGCTGGGGACGCGGCCGGGATCATCACTGCCGAGGGCGAGGTGCTGCCCTGGCGCCTGGCCGTGCCGGCCGAGCCGCGCGTGGTGGTGGGCGAGGGTGGCCAGTTGCCGGCGGGCCAGTACCGTGTCTGCGCCACCTTCATACTTCCGGATGGCCGGGAGACGCCTGCCAGCACGGCAGCCGAGGTCTTGGTGGAGCAGGGCGCTGCGCTGCAGATCAGCGGCATCGAGCAGTTGCCCGGCTGCGTGACGCGCGTCTACGTGGCGCCGGCGGACAGCACTGCATTTCAGCTTGCCTTTGGCGATGCCGGCCCGGCTGCGGTCTGGGCACAGCCGCCCGAGGCGCTGGGTCAGGAGCTGCTTACCGATGGGCTGGATCCGCTGCCCGAGGGCGTGGACGTGATCGCCGAGTGGCGCGGCCGCATCTATGCCGCCCAGTACCTGCCCGATGACGACAAGACCGTGGTCTGGCGCAGTGAGCCGCTGGCGCCGCACCTGTGGAATCTCTCCGAAGGCTTCTTCATGGTGCCGGGCAAGGTTTTGGCCCTGGCGCCGAACGACGCCGGCCTGGTGGTGGCCACCGATCGCGCCATGCATGCCTACGCGCCCGAGGGCCTGGTCCTGCTGGCCAGCTACGGCACGGTGCCGGGCCTGCCCTGGGCGCTGGACGGCAAGCGCACTTTGATCTGGTCGCAGCGCGGCCTGTGCCAGTTCCCCGAATTCACCAACCTGACCGCCTCGCGCGTGAGCGTGGCACCCGGCCTGCAGGCTGGCGCGGCCGTGCTCGAGGTCGACGGCCAGACCCGTTTCCTTGCCTGCCTGCACGCGGGCGGCACTCCCTTCAATTCCAACCGACGTGAGGTATCGCCATGACTCTCAAACTCTCCACGGCCCTGCGCAATGCGCAGGCTGGCACTACGGGCTTTGCCGGCGCGCTCAATGGCGGCTGCATCCTGGTCTACAGCGGACCGCAGCCCGTCACCGCTGATGCTGCGCCCACGGGTACGCTGCTCGGCCGCGCCACGTTGAACGGCGACCCCTGGGTTGCGGGTTCGCCCACGAATGGCCTGGTCCTGGACACGCCGGCCAATGGCGGCGTGCTCAAGCCGGCATCGGCGGTCTGGAAGTTCACCGGCCTGGCCGCCGGCACCATCGGCTGGTTCCGGTTCGTCGGCAACGGAGCAGACGATGGCTCCGCATCGGTGCTGCTTCCCCGCGTTGACGGTGCTGCGGCAGTGGGTTCGGGCGAAGGCAAGTTCTCAACGCTCACTGTGGTGGTTGGCCAGCCCATCACCATCGATTCGTTCTCGTACATGATCCCGGCGCAGTAAGGCGTGAGGGGCCAGGCCATGGGCACGGAGCGCGAACACCTGCTGCTGGGCGGCGCCGAGGAGGCCAAGCTGCTGCCCTTCGCGCGCGGCCGCGTTCGCACGCTGCGGGCTGCAGGGTTTCGGCACATCACCCAGCGCTACGAGCTCCTGGATATGCTGGTGCGCGTGACCATCGCTGGCGATGACGCATGGATCGAGATCCAGGGCGGGCGCTGGGACTATCTGGTCTGGCCGACGAGCCTGGACCATGGCCTGGGCGTGCACCAGAAGGATGGCCAGGAGATCTCGCCCTTGTGCGCCATGACCCTGAATGCCTCGGACAAAGGGCTGCGCCGCAAGGAGAACGTGGATCTGCTGGCGGGGCCGCACGACTGGATCAGCGACGACTACAAGGACGTGCTGACCTATGACCATGGCAACGGCTTCCGGTATGCGATCACTGGAGCCCAGCATGCAGGCAGCGGTACCAAAGCAGAGATCTTCCGCAACGGCGCGCGGATCAAGGTGTCTCGTGGCGTCAGCGGCTGCGCCATCTTCAAGGCCTCGCTGCCCCAGGGCAGCACGGCGAAGTATTTGGTTCACGCTGCCTACGAGGCCGGGGCCAGCGGCACCATCGGGGATCAGCAGGTGGTGCTCTATCGTGTGGACCCCAAGATCAAGGACGACGACGGCCTGGCGCACACCGAAGAGTTCGCACGCTGGGAAGTGCCCGCCGACATGGAGCTGGCGATCACGCAGCCGATCTTCTTTGACGGGACCGGCACTCACTGCATCACGATGCTGGAGACGCTGACACGGGAAGTCGTGGGCGGCGTGGAGGTGTTCAGTTTCGGGAAGCCTCGATATGCGTTGCGTGGCACGCTGGCGCGTGACGGCAATGGTGATTTGGGTGCCCAGTTTGAATTGGGGCTGCTGGTCTCCACGCCCGACGAGCCCTTCACCAGCGTCAACGAGCAACGGCACAACCCTGCCGATTCATCCTATTTTCCAGGGAGCTTGGCCAACGACTTCCACGATGCCGAGAACTACCCGATAGACGAATTCAACACCTTCGCGCGGTCCAACAGCAGCTCGTCGGGGTACTCGCGCACGCGAACCACCGAGCGAGTCGTTCACATCCTGGGGCTGGATATGGCCCCTGATGGGACGGAACTGCTGGTTGAACGCGTCCGCTTTTCCGAATCGCTGAGCTATGCCGAGGAAGTGGAAAAGAGCCAATTCCAGTACACGCACTATTACAACGGCGGCGTGTTTCCGGCGGTGGAGCATTACACCGGCAGTGGATCTTTCAGCAACGTTTACAGCGCTGGCTCCACAAGCAAGACCACCGAGACCATCACGGTCAACGGGCAGGCACTGATGTCGCTTGAACTTGCCAGCGACTTCAACGATGTGACTCGGACTCGCCAATGGGCGTACACATATTCCCAGGCGTATCCCGCGCCAAACCCCCCACCTGCTACGGTGAGCACGACTGAGTCATCAAGTTCCAGCCGGCAAACGGTGAGCCTGAGAGACATCGATGGGCGCTGGAATGCACTGGCGGCAGTGACGGCGCAATACACGCAGCCTTTCAACGGAACCGACCTCGTGCCGTATTCCGTGAGGGTGCAGGCGCGGTGCCAGGATGATCTGTTTGGGCGCGACATTTTCACAGGGCATGTGAGGCTGCCGCCACCGAGCATGAGCACGGACACGATGCACTACCGCAGCATCGCGGTGCGCCGGCCCGGCGAGTTCGTGATTTGCTGTTCGCCAGCAGGCGCGGTGCACCGCGAACCGCCTCTTTCGACGTTCTATGACGAACTGGCCCTGACCGGGACGCCTGACCGCGAACCGCTGATTGCCATGCGGCGCAAGGGCAAGGTCATCACTCCCGGTCCCGACAAATTCACGCTGGGCGACGAGGCCGGTTTCCGGCTCGATCCCGTACACCTTCTCTGAGCACAACCATGGCCGAACTTGCCGGATACGCGTACCTCAGTCGCGCAGAGAGCTATTACTCGCCCCCGGGTGACCCGGAAACCTGGCAGGCCCAGGTGCATGTCTATGAGGTGTATGCCGACGGCTCCACTGTCTACTTGGGTGTGGCGCTCTACAAGGCATCCCAGCAGGATTACCTGGGCCTGCGATTTGGATATCGTCCAGAGCCGGACATCAACAATCCGGCTTACGAGGGGTACTACGACCTTGATCCCGTAGCGCTCCGGCACATCATGCTGCCGCCCGAGCGCGTGCGGTCCTTCTACTACAAGACCAACGAAACGGGCGCTGCGTTGCAGGCGGACCCAGACCAGTACGATCTTGGCGGACTGATCCCGGACCCTGCTACCGAATACATGGTTTGGTGTCATTGGGACGCACCTGATGAAGTGGGCGACTTTCCGCGGCCAGCACGGGTGGCCGTCCTGTTGCCGCTGGTCCCTGGACTCTGGCAGGGCATGGGCGTCACTGAGGACTGGCACCGTGCTGCTTTTGCGTCGGATTACGCAGAAGAGATCCTGAACGAGATCGAGCTCGTTTGCCCCACCCCGGTGCTGGATATGGTGGTCACGGTCGAAGGTCTCGCGCGGTTCGACCTGATCGCACCAATGGCGCGGGCCGAGTTTCATGCTGGGGTGCGTGTCGAGCTGGTGGCGCCTGCCGCGCGCGTGGCGCTGACAGGATCGGATGCCTCGAACCGCATTGAGCTGGTGGCGCCTGCCGCTGTGGCAGCGCTTGAGGGCGGCGCCCAGGTGCAGCTTGTCGCGCCGACTCCCGTCATGAGCCTGCAGGCCACGGTCAGCGAACTCGCGCGTATTGAGCTGGTTTGCCCCGTGCCGCAGGCCCTGCTCGAAGCGACGGTGGAGGGCTTGGCGCAGATCGCGCTCATGGCGCCGGCGGCGCGCGTCGATTTCGTGGGAGGCGCCCGCATCGAGTTGCTGGCCCCGGCCGCCGTTGTGAGCCTGGAGGCCACCACCGAAGGGCTGGCGCAGATCCAGCTGGTGTGCCCCATGCCCGTGGTGCAACTGGAAGCCGATGGCGAGGCCACGGCCAGCTTTGACCTGGTGGCGCCCGCGGCGATTGCCGGCGGCTGGGCCGACATCGTGCTCGTTGCGCCGGTCGCGCGTGCCTTGCTGATGGCCACGGCCGAGTTGCCAGTGGTGCACGAGGCATACGCGATCAACCTGCGCACCAGCCTGGAGACCGGCGGCAACGAGGTCACGCGCTACACGGCTTTCCCGTTTACGCGGATCGTGCGCTGGCGCGGCCGCTATGTGGCCATGGCCGCAGACGGGCTGTACTTCCTCGGCGGCGACACGGACGCCGGCCAGCCCATCGCCTGGCATCTGCACACCGGCACAACGGACTTCGGCACCGCGCAGCGCAAGGCCTGGATCAGCTGCTACGTCGGCGGCCGCATGCCGCCCTGCAGCCGCTTTGTGGTGGTTGCTGGCGAGCGGTGCCAGGAGCGCTATCCCTACGACACCCCGCGCGGCGCCAGCGCCCAGAACTACCGCCAGAAGTTCGGCAGGGGGCTGGATGCCAGGTACTACGCACTGGAGTTGTCCGGCCGCGGCGCGCTGACCATTGATGACCTCGAAGCCGAGGTCGTGAACAAGACACGGAGGATCTGACCATGGCATCGGTAGAGGAAATCATCGACGACCAGCGGGGCTTTGCGGCCGAAGTGCTGGCGGACTCGCGCCAGGCGCTGCAGGACGTGAGCAACATGATCACGGGCATCGGCTACCTGCAGCCTGACCCGCAGTTGGACCCCATCGACCAGCCGCTGGAGCCACCGGTGCTCCAGCCCGTCCCCGAGTTTGCCGGCGTTGATTTCCAGCTGCCCCAGGCCCCGGGCGCCGCGCCGCAGTTCCAGGACATCGGTCCCATCGACATCAGCGGGCTGCCGGTCGCCACGGCGGTGGTGCCGACCATCGTGATGCCCTCTGCGCCGTCTGCCCTGGCGGACTTCTCCATCTCTGCGCCCTCGATCAACACGAGCTATGAGTTCCCGGACCCGCCTGACCAGCTCATCAACCCACTGATACCCGAGCCGCAGATCCAGGACCGGGCAGCGCCTGACAAGCCCACCATCGTGCTGCCGGTGTTCGATGCTGCAGCGCCCGTGTTCGACGCCGAGGCGCCCACGGATCTGGCGGTGCAGTTGGAGACCACACAGCGTGGTGCCAGTGCCGCGATGATGTCGGTGCTGGACGGCCAGCTCGACGCCATGCTGGCTAGGTACTGCCCGCGCTACCACTCCAGCATGGAGACGATGGAGCTGCGTCTCTCCCAACTGATGGCTGGCGGCTCTGGCTTCAGCGGCGATGCTGAGCGCGCGGTGATCGAGCGGGCCAAGGATCGCCACCTGGGCGAGTATCGGCGCGTGCGTGATGCGGCCTGGGCCGACGCCGCAGACCGCGGCTATACCCTGCCGCCGGGCGCGCTGATGTCGGCGGCTGCAAAGGCGCGCCAGGCGGCCGCCGACAACCTTGCACGCGCCAATGTCGAATTGGTGGTGAAGCAGGCGGAGATGGAGCAGGCCAACCTGCAGTTCGCCATCAGCACCTCGCTGAACCTGCGCCAGTCCGTGCTCGCTGCCATGCTCAGCTACCACGGCAACCTGGTGCAGATCAACGGGCAGGCGCTGGAGCATGCCAAGGCTGTGGTCGGCATGGTGGTCGAGACCTACAACATTGCTGTCAAGGCCTTCGGCGCCAAGCTGGAAGCCTGGCGTGCGCAGGTCGCGCTGTACGAGGTGCGGCTCAAGGGCGCGATGGCGGCCATCGACCTGTACAAGGCCGAGGTCGATGCGCTGCAGGCGCTGACCCAGGTGGACATGGCCAAGGTCAACGTTTACCGCGCCCGCATGGAGTCGCTGCAGTCGCTGGCGAACGTCTATCGGGCCCGCATCGATGCCATCGTCAGCCGCGCCGGGCTGGAGAAGCTCAAGCTGGAACTGTTCCAGGCCCAGGTGCAGACACGCGCCACCGAGGTCCAGTCCAAGGCCACCGAGTGGACAGGCTACCGCGCCGCCCTGGAAGGCCAGGAACTGCAGGTGCGCGTGTACGACGCCCAGGTTCGGGCAGACGGCCAGGCCATCCAGACCTATCGAGCCGGCATCGACGCCAAGGTTGAGGTCGTGCGTGCCGCCGCGATCACCAACGACTCCCGGGCCCGGGTGCATGAGATGGCACTGCGCGAGTACGGGCAGATCGTGGCTGCACGTGGCGAGTTGGCGCGCACGCAACTCGAAGGTGATCGCCAGAAGCTCATGGCCTACCAGGCCAGCACGGCCGCCGCCGTCAGCTATGCACAGATGGCCGCCATCTTCTACCGCTCCAAGGCGGATGTGAACGTGAGTTACGCCGATGCACGCATGCGCGCCCAGACCGTGCAGCAGTCGAGCATGCAGAGCATGCAGGCCGCCATCACGCAACTGGCCGCTGCCAACGCCAACACACACAGCCAAGTGGCGGGTCAGGCCATGGCCGGGCTGAACTCCGTGGCCATCAAGAGCAGCGACGGCTGACCGCGCCCCCGGCTAGGGTTCGCCCCCGAGCGCGCCCGCCGGGACACTGCGGGGCATGACAACCCCGGCCTGCCTCGACTTCACCATCTACCAGGGCGCGACCTTCCGCGCACCCTTGGAGCGCGTGACCGTTCCGTATCCGGTGCGAGAGGAATGCGGCCAGCTGGTGAAGGCCTGTAGCGGCGAGCCGGTGCCCGATGCCGACAAGGTGCCAGAGGACTACACCGGCTGCACGGCCCGCATGCAGCTGCGGCGCGAGATCGATGACCCGGAGGTGCTGCTGGAGCTGAGCACAGCGACCGGTGGCATCGAGCTGGACGGCCCCTGGCTGCGCCTGCTGATGACGGCAGAGCAGACCGCAGCCTTTGTGTACGGCGCTGTTGCGCCCGGCTGGACCTCCTGCATTGGCCAGATCGAGATCACGCGCCCCAGCGGTGACGTGGAGCGGCAGTACGAGCTGCACTTCGCCCTGTACCCGGAGGGCACCCGGTGACCACCGTCGTCTCGTCCGAACCCTCGGCCGCCGTCATCGAGCGGCAGACCTCGGTGGTGGTGACGCGCGAGGGCGGCAAGACCCATGTGGTTCAGCAGCCGGCGCCGCCACAAGTCGTGGTGACCCGAGGCATCCCCGGCCCCGAGGGCAAGCGCGGCCCGGTGGGCCCAGCAGGCGACGCCATCACGGTCAAGGTCGGCCCATCCCCCATCAGCGGCCACAGCGTTGTGGCCTGCAACGCCCAGGGCGAGCTCATCGCCGCCGACTCGACCATTCCCTCGCACCGGGGCGCCGTCCTCGGCGTGGTGGCCGACGCATACAGCCCCGGCGACGACGCTGTAGTGCAGACCGGCTTTGTGCTGGAGCACAGCGGCTGGACCTGGGCGCCAGGCCCGGTGCTGGTCGGGCTGGCCGGCCAACTGGCCCAGGCCCCGCCTGCTGGCGCGCTATTCGCCCAGGTCATCGGCCAGGCGCTGTCCGCCACCCGCATCCTCATCGACATCAACCCACCCATCACCCTTGCTTGAATAGGAGGCCACCATGGCTGCAAAGAAACTTCTCCGCTTCGTCGGCAACGCCATCACCGAGGTGTTTGGCGTGCAGGCATCCACAGGCGCCGCAAATGCTGGCGATATCGTCTCCCTGGACGATTCCGGGCGCTTGGACATGAGCATGATGCCGGTTGGCATGGGTGCTGACACAGCTGTCATTGCCTCCAGCGAGGCTCTCGCAGCAGGCGACTTCGTGAACATCTGGAACAGCACCGGCGCGAAGGTCCGCAAGGCCGATGGCACGGTGGCCGGCAAGGAGGCCCACGGCTTTGTGCTGGCCGCAGTGACCAGCGGAGCGAACGCTACGGTGTATTTCGAGGGCACCAACACCCAGGTGTCTGGTCAGACGGCAGGCCCCGTGTTCCTGCAGACTACGGCCGGCATGGCTGGCGCCACCGCGCCCAGCGCGGCGGGCAACGTGGTGCAGCGCCTGGGCATCGCCATCAGCGCCACGGCCATCAACTTCGAATCCGGCGTCCCGGTGGTGCTCGCGTAAGCCATGGCTCAACGTCGCCCTGTCGTCCTTATCAATGGCGCTCTGCGGGAGCTGCCAGTGGGGGATGTGCTACCCGCGCGAATCTTGGGCCCTGGCCTGAAGACGCCGTTTTTCGAGAGCGGCGTTTGGACCGCGCCACAAGACGGCATCATTGTTGTGCGTGCAATGTCGGCAGGTGGATCGGGCGCACTCACAAATTCCACAGGCACGGCTGGCACCGGCGGCTATTCCGGCGCATGGGGAATGAAGCTGCTGCGCGTTGTGAAGAATGACGTTGTGACGGTCACCATCGGAGCGGGTGGAGCCGCTGTACTTGCGACTGGCAACGGCAATGCAGGGGGCAACACCACAATCACCGTGCAGGGCGTTACGTACACCTTGCCCGGTGGCCCGGCTGGCATCTACTCTGCGTCTGGAGTGCCCAACGTACCTGACGGCGCGGCGCTACCCGCCGGCTGGGACATTGGGGCCGGATGCGTGAAGCCCGGCGCCATTGCATCTGGTCGAACGGGCGGGGCTGGCGTGGACATCCTGCGTCTTGGCAACAATGCAACAACATCGGGTAGCAGCGCATATAGCGGGGGAGGGGGCACGGGAGGGCCATCTCCCGGAACAAGAGGAGGCGGTGCAATGCCCAATGGCGCAGATGCCACGGGTCTGCTTGCGACGAATGCGGGAGCGAATGTCGACGCCAGCGATGGCGGTTGGCTGATCAGTTTTTACGGGGGTAGTGGGGGCGGCACAAGCAACGGCGGTAACGGTGGTGGCGGCGCCGGGAGCACATCAGGTACTGGTGGTTCAGGCGGCAACGGCGGCGGTGGCGGAGGGGGAGGTGCTGCCGGTGGACCGGGGGGGCTGGGAGGCGGCGGCGGAGCGTGCACGTCGCCCAGCGTGTCCGCGCGCGGGGGGAATGGCTACGCCTGCATCGAGTTCATCACAGATTTAGGAGTGTCCTGATGCCTGTGATCGAAATCGTGGACGGTGCGGGCAAAGCCGTGGACCGCATCCTTGCAACCCCAGAGATTGCAGAGCAGCTGCATCCCGGGGCTTGGCGCCTTTCCCCTGAGCCGGCTCCTGATGATGTGGCCAGCCCTACGCACGAGGTGCCCCGCTGGGCCGGCCGCTTGGCGCTCAAACGCCATGTGCTGGAGCAGGGAGACTTGGTGGTGCTGGCCCCTGACGATGCCAGCCCCGAGGGCAACCTGCTGGCGCGTGTGCTGGCGTGGCGCGAGACGCTGCCTGCCGGGGAGCTGCTGGACCGGGTGGATGCCGTGCTCAACGATGCCAAGGACTGGCTGCGCGACAGCGAGACCGTTGCGGCGGTTGCTCAGGTCCTGGGCCTGACAGCAGAGCAGGTGGACTCGCTGTTCGTCTGGGCAGCCGCGCAGCGGGCGTAGGCCCCCGTGTAGGGTTCGCCAGCGCGGCCCGGCCCCGGAATCATCGGGGCCATGAAGAAACACCTCGTATCCCTGCTCGCGCTGATGGGCATCCACCAGCACCTGAGCGCAGAGCAGCGGCAGGACATTGCCGGCGCCATCATGCAGGCCACGCCGGGCGCCGCCGCGACCGGGGTGTTCAAGGTCTGGGGCCTGCCGTTGAGCGACTGGCTCGTCGTCGCGTCCCTGGCCTTCATTGCGCTGCAGGCCGGCTATCTGGTCTGGAAGTGGCGCCAGGACTACCAACGGGCCCAGCAGCGGCAGCGCCTCGCGCAGTTGGCCGGCCTGAAGCCGGAGCCCGAAACAGACTGGGGCGCGCCATGAGCACGGCCCGCATGCCAGCCGCAGGCCTGGGCATTGGCGCGGCCATTCTCGCGGCCTGGATTGCCGCAGAAGGCTTCAGCGCAGATCCGATCATCCCGGTTCGCGGCGATGTGCCCACCATCGGCCACGGCACCACTCGCTACGAGGACGGCACGCGCGTGACCCTGGCTGACCCGCCCATCACCCGCGAACGGGCGCGCGAGCTGGCCATCAACCTGCTGGAGCAGCAGTACGGCGCCTGCGTGCGTGATTCGCTGGGTGACACGCGGGTGCACCCGGCCGAGTTCGCCCAGGCGGTGGACTTCGCAGGCCAATACGGCTGCGGGGCCTGGCGCGGCTCCTCGATGCTGGCGCGCACACGGGCTGGGGACTATGCCGGAGCCTGCAATGCCTACCTGGCCTATCGCTACATGACCAGCGCCCAGCCCCTGCAGGGCTACAGCGCCTACCAGTGGGATAAGGCAGGCCTCCCGAAACGCTGGCGCTACGACTGCAGCACGCCCGGCAACAAGATTTGCCGCGGCGTCTGGACCCGTCAACAGGCGCGGCACGCCGCGTGTATGGAGGTCCGATGAAATCTCTTCTGATCGGAGCCGCTGCGGTCCTGGCCGGCTGCACCGTGGTCCCGGCTGGCTCTGCGCTGCAGGCCTGCCGCGTGGTCGAAATCGCGGCGGCTGAGGCCGAGATGGCGCCGGCCTGGTACATCAGCGCGGGCCAGGTGCTGGAGCGATGTGGCGTGCCAGAGGCCCGCGAGCGCGCCGAGCAATCGGCATGCGCGGCCGAACGTCGCAACGGCTACGACTGCGAGGCCCAGCCATGAACGCTCTCTGGATCGCAATGTGGTGGTACTGGTGGAGGGCGTCATGAAATCAACGCTAATGAAGTGGGCCGCGACGGCCCTTTTTGTGACCTGGGAAGCTGGCTTGCGCGTGCGCGGCTGGGCCCGGAGAAAGGGGTGGTGGAAGCGATGATCAGCCCCGTGCAAATCATCATTGCCGCGCTGACCCTGGGCAATCTGCTGATAGGCTGGGCCTGGCTGTCCGCGCGCGACGATGCGGTGACGGCCCGCGCCGAGCTGGCGAGCATGCAGCAGCAGCGCGACGGCGCGCGCCAGGCGGCGCAGGCCTGTAGCGACGCGACCGAGGCCCTGGGCGCGGTGGCTGCGCAGCGCGCGGCCGAGGCAGCGCCGGCCCGTGCCGCTGCCGCTGGCCAGGCCCAGGCACTCAATGCCCGCGCCGACTACACGCTGTCCCGCCAACCCGCGCCTGGCGACAGCTGCGCCGCGCTCCAGGTCCTGGGCGCAGACTGGTTGAAGGGGAGGGCCAAGCCATGATGCGTGCCATCCTGCTGCTGGGCGCGCTGGCCCTGGCTGGCTGCGGCTCCGTGCCGCGCGTCGAGGTCCAGGAGGTCAAGGTGCCCGTGCCCGTGGAGTGCCGCGAGCCCATCCCGGACAGGCCTGCCATGCCCACGGAGACCCTGGCCGATGATGCCGACCCCTTTGAGCTGCTGCGCGCTGCCCTGGCCGAGATCGACCGCCGCGAAGGCTACGAGGTGCGGATCCTGGCCGCGCTGATTGCGTGCACGCGGCCAATCAGGCCGTAGGCGCCGGGTCAGCCGGCACGATCGACACGACGTGCCGTCAGTCTTCGGGACACATCTCCATGGCCAAGTCCATGGCCTCGGTGGCCGATTCGTGCGGGCCCTGGAACGCGCGGATACCGCGCTTATCGTCCCAGAGCGCTCCGGTCCAGCGCCGGGCAGCCGGGAAGGGCAGATAGCCGTAGTCCACGACGCATGCGTACCAGCCCGGCGCCGTGGGCTGGCCGCCCCATGTCAGGCTGTCAGCCATGGCGGGCAGGGAGGATCTGCACGGGGCCGAGGCCGCTGTGCACGACCTGGCCGCCAGGGCCGCGCACCACGAACCAGTCCTTCGCCTGCTGCTCGACTCGGTAGTCCTCCGGCGGGCCAGGCAGTAGCTCCTCTTCGGGCTGGCCGAACCAGGGGTGCATGCGAAGAATCGTCGGATAGATCATCGGCGGGTGCATGGCTGTCTCCTGTCAACGTGTGAGGGGCATCTCGCGCCCTTGCTCTGCATACCACTGCGCGGCAATGCTGGGCGCCTCGGATCGAGGCGGGAGCGTCGCGGGCAGCTTTGGCGAAAAGCGGGCGGCATCGAATTTCGTCAGCGCAGGCGCATCCAGGGATTCCACGGTGCGGATAAGCCACATCTGTTCATACTCGGCAATACCCTCGTCGGTGCGTGCACAGACATGGCCCCGCCAGAGCATTGCATCGCCCAGGATGTCCAACAGCAT